CTATTTCAATGACAGCGGCACGCCCCAGACCGGGTCTTCCATGCCCTGCTTGCGCAGCGGCGTGATCTGCAGGGGCTGGAGTCTGGACAGCAGTTGCCGGTGCTTGTCGCTCAGGGCCCGCTGGGCGATCAGGGACTGGCTGAAGTCCATCGGCGCCGGCCAGGTGTAGACGGTCAGGTTTTCCAATGGGCATTCGATCTTCTTCGGATCGATCGCCCGGCACTTCGACTGCTGGTACTTGTAGCCGGGGGTCTTCAGGTGCATGCGCGGGGCCAGCAGCAATTGCCCGCCCTGCACGGTGAAGCTGGCCAGCGCCTTGTCGACCGGCAGGCGCGCCTGGACCTTGATCGAGGGCACGTCGCGGGAGTCGGTCTGCTGGTAATAGCCGGCCTGGGAGCCCTGGGTCGTCTGCGTGTATTGCTGCTCGCCCCAGCTCACGCAGGCGCCCGAGGCCACATGCACGGCGGTGCAGACCTTCTCGGTCTTGATCTCGCTGCCATAGGTGGCATCTTTCCAGACTTCTTCCCGGTAGTACTCGCGATACAGCTCGGGGGACAGGTACGCGGTGCCGTTGGCGCCATGGCCCGAACCGGGCGGACCGCTGCGGGCGCCGACCTGGTCGAGCAAGCCATGGATCTGGTAGTCGTCGCCGCCGGTCAGCAGGTACTTGCCGGGCGGCAGGATATGCACCTCGAAGGCCTTGAACAGATAGGTCTCGTCGGGCTTCCGCTGCAGCGCGTTGGTCTGGAACTTGCGGCCGAAGGTCACCTTCGGGTCCTTCTCGTACTCCCAGATCGCCGTTGGCGTCCACTGGGTCATGGTCAGGGCATCGCTCAGGGACTTGTGCGGCATCACGTCGGCCACCAGTACCACGGCCATGTTCCCCTTCAGCGCCTGGTCCACCAGGTCCAGCATCTGCGCGTTGCGCGGATCGTCCATGCTGCCATAGGCGCCCGAATCGAGTTCCGACACGCAACCGGAAAGGCAAAGCAGCAAGGCGGCGGAAAGGGCAAAACGCGGGCGGGGCAGTCTCATGCATCGATCCTTGATAGAGGCTGGTGCGGGTCGTCGAACGGCCCATCTTACTGGCCCATGCCAGGATCGCAATATTTCAAATGGACTAGGTCGGCAGGGGCACACCGGCAGGGCCAGGAGCTGCCACGGCCCGCCGGCCCTCGTTGGTTCTACGCCTACGCAGACCTCCAGGCGTTGGGATCGGCGTTGTCTGGCAGGCCAGGCTCGGGAAACGTGCACATCCGGAAGAGTGGTAATCCCGCGCGCATTGAGGCCACGCCAGTCTCTTCGGAGAGTATCCAGATGTACCAGGTGTAAGCACTATATTACGGAGGTTTTGTCAGTGACTGAAAAACGGTCGCAGCCTACCCTTACCGCTGCAGTTTTTAATGGGCCGAGCAAGCTAGACCTCCTGCCCGTCCGGTAGATGCGATTCAGCAATCGCTCCGCTTGATTTCTAGTCAGTGGGCAGCTAAATCCATGCTCTGACCCGATAATACCCGGTAGCGAATCGAGTCGTGGCACTATTGTCGATTCCTCCGAAATATCCCGTGCCCCATACTGCCGCTCCAGTTCCAAGCCGAATATTCAAGCTACCCACTTCAACCTGAGCCCCACTGCCTTTATGCCCTCCATCATTGAAATAACTGGGCATGACAATGTTCCATGTTGATGGACTCGATGACCTTGCAAACTCAACGACCACCCGACGCGGCGACCTCTGGAGTCCATGACTCAGAGTATACAAACTATTTGAAGAAACAGAAAACCAGTCTGACTCAAAATCCGGGACTCCTCCCAGATACACTTCAAACTGATAAGCTCCCGACGTCGTAGAAGACGTCTCCCTGAATAGATTACCCAGTATTCTTCGACCTCCCAAAACGACTTGACTAGTATAACCGGAGGCGGCTGGCGCACTATACACAGGAACACGCTCCGTCCAGCCGGAGGAGCCTGCTACGGCTTTCGCCAGCAGGATTGTTCTGTAATAACAAAAATGAGTCGTTCTGTTCGTGTACAAAAGAACTACATGTGGTGTACCTCCCTCAGAGTAAATATAGGAGAGAGAAGGGGCTACGAGAATATCGGTAGAGTCACCATTTTGTGCAGTCACATTACCCTGATCAGTCCATGTGCCGCCGTCGTCCAGACTTATAAACTGACGTAACGCTCCTCCGGCACCAGATCCTACTCTGGCTACAGCCAGAATTACGCCATCTCCCACAGGAAGGTAAGAAGTCTCATTGTATGGTGTGTTCCCGCTGTAGATCGTGCTTCCTTCGCCCCAAGTTTCTCCGCCATCAGAAGACTCTAGCCATTTCAGTTCATAATTGACTCCCGTCGCCGCGTAAAGAGGAATCACATAGCGTGCCCCTACTTGAAAACTTTTTCCATGAGCAAAATTATAATCCGCCCCACCTCTAGCCAATGTGAATTTATGTACCCATGTCACACCTGAATCATCAGATACATAGACCTTCACCTCTCCTGTTTCATAAACCGTCGAGGCCGCGACGATCCTTCCGCTAGGCATCGTCCCACCAGCTACATCTCGAAAATCCTGTCCTCCCGCCTGGGCAACTATGGTAGGCGCACTCCAAATACCACCCTCCAGTTTACTGAAAACAACACGCCCATCACTACCACCTACATGCTCTGTTGCCCGCCTATATATTAGGTACAAACTTCCATCTGACAATATATCCATTTGGCCAAAATGATCATAATATGATTCATACAGAGCCTTTCCCACTAGCCGATGCGGAATATCAAAATAAGTATTCATCCTTCACTCCTTCGGTCAAATTAGGCCAACACACTCGCCCCACTCAACAGCTCTACCCTACAAACCTTGACTACCCGGCCAACTATAAAATTCTTCAAAAATAAATATTGAAAAAAATTTCTGATGAAAAACTCATGAATGAATACAGGTGCCGGACCGACGGCAGACTTATAATCATCTCGGCATCCCACCAGCCCCGGCTCTTGCACGCATTCACACTAGCACGCTCATCCCGCCCCTCCTCCACCTCCATACCTGATAAAATCCCTCGCCCTGCTCCGCTCTCCCTGCCGAAGTCCCGATGCGCCCAGAACCGACCAACGCCCCCGCCGCCCTCTCACGCCGCTTCTCCGTTGCGCCAATGATGGATCGGTCAAACTAGAAAAAATTACCTAATAAAATCATATAGATATGAAATCAATTCAATTTGCTGTAGCAAATTCGTAGCAAGGCCCTCCAGGGCGAGCATTTTTTACCAGTCCCTCCACTGACACGACCGCTTCTCCCTCGACCAGTTTTCCACTCGTCGCCTACTCAGGATGACTGTATATCCGCGCAGCATGGTTCCGGCCCGCTCGTTCGCCGGAGACTCCCATGCCCTTGACGAAAGGGCGCACGAAATGCGGAGCAATCAGTTCCACTTCATGCCCGAATGTCGCCAAAGCCTAGTCCTGGCAGGGTGTGGAGGTGACCACCCCATTAAAGCCCCGCGGGTGCGAGGCATTTTTTGGATCCTGATCCCTCGATTTCGTCGGGCGAGACGCTGGTCAAAAGGAAAAAAATAAGCTATAAAATCCACTTTAGGAATAATGGCGACTTCGGAGTGTCAATGAAGACTCAAGATGAGATTTTGACCTTTATCCGCAACCAGGTACCGCGCGGGCATTTTGAAGAGATCCTTACGATCATCCCGCAAGCATTTCAGAAGGCTCATCAAGCTGCTGGCGAGTTGGTCAACATACCTAAAGGTCGCAAGCGCGCCCAGGACCGATATAGTTTTCTTCAAGACGGATTAGCGGGCCTGTCTAGGACGTGGTCTTCCTCAGTGACTACTACTCAGCCTGCAGGTGAGTTTTATACTCTCTTGACTATGGGAAACATAAAAATCACTGCAGCCATCAAGCCATGGAAAAAGACAGTCAGGCCTGCGAAGTACAGGCTGAACAACTCTCGACTAAATAAATTTCTCACCTCACCACAAATGAGTCTCCTTGATAAGAATTCTGAGCCTCTTTCGGCAGACGATACTTTGAATGCTGTAATTATTCCTTTTTCACCCTCCCCCCACATGGATCAGTCCAGGCCGTTGGATATATTGATTGCTGTTCCTTATTACAGCAGCACCAGCCATTATCATGTCTGGCAAAGCATGAGTGACTTTATGGCTGGATACAATGAAGCGGCCAGCCCCACTGATTTCGATGGAGTATGGCCTAAGCTTCGCCAGCGCATGCGCGAAGATGAGGGCAATGAGGCAGATAATCAAGAGTGAGATTAATAGAGGCAGCAGGTTATGCGAACAGGTATTTTAGGATTTCAGTCAGCACGCCTCAAACAATTGCGCGCGTCTACTGGAATGACTCAAGCCAAGCTTGCCGAGCTTCTTTCTTGCTCCACCAGTAATATCTCGAAGTGGGAGAAGGGGGATAGCTTTCCTGAGTCTTCTAGCTTCAAGAAGATTTGCGAGACGTTTAGTGTTCCAGAAAAATGGCTACTTGAATCACCAATCAGGTCCGGAGCTGATAGGCCTGGATTCTTCCGATCCCAAGTATCCACTTGTCGAGGAGCAAAAGATTCCGCCGAAGCTAGGCTTGAATGGGTTGAAGAGGTTTCATATAAACTCCAAGAAAGCCTTGAGTTCCCGGATATTAATATTCCCGCCTATGATGGTGGCGACGTTCGGCTGATCCAAGATTGCGAGATTGAGCATTTAGCGGAAGAGTGTCGAGACAGGTGGGGGCTGGGCAGGGGGCCTATCTCTGATGTAGTCCATGTTCTGGAGAGTTATGGCGCCGTAGTAGCCAGATCGGAAATCGGCTACGTGAAAATGGATGGTGTTTCTCGGTGGTCTGATGTAGACAACAGGCCATATATTTTGCTGGCTTCTGACAAGGCTGCTCCAGCTAGAAGCAGATTTGATGCTGCGCATGAGCTAGGTCACCTAGTTCTTCATCGAGGAATAGGTGCCGACGAGTACAAGGCAAATTATCACCTACTTGAATCTCAGGCACATAGATTCGCTAGCGCATTCCTGATGCCGGCCGAGAGCTTTTCTAATGAGATAAAATGGCCAACTTTGGATGCTTTTCTCTCTCTCAAGCCTCGGTGGAAGGTTTCCATTGCAGCGATGATAAAGAGAAGCCAGGATTTGGAGATATCAAGTCCTGAAGTTACTCTTCGACTGTGGAAGGCTAGATCGGCTAGGGGGTGGGTAAAAAAAGAGCCGTTGGACGAAGAGTTTGAGTTTGAGACTCCCAAGCTTCTTAAGAGGAGTGTCATGATGCTTGTTGAGCATAAGATACTCTCTAAAGATGCCTTGAGAGACGTTCTAGGAGTTCCAACTAGTATCCTTGAAGAGCTTTGCTGTTTGCCTTCGGGATATTTCTCTGCAAACGATAAAGATAGGGTTGTAGATATTCGCCTGAGGCAGAAGGAACAAAATAAATCCACCTCCAACGAGAAAAAAGGCTCGGCAATTTTGCAATTCCCAAATCGGTAGGTACACGGACTTACTGGGCGGAGAGGGACCTTCGCCCGGTAAGCTAGCGCTTCCCTCCCCCACAATCCGCCACTACGACCTCGCTCCTCGTGATCGAACTCGACGTGGGCGACACACTGCAACTCGTCGAGCAGATACCGACCGATTTCCGGCCATGGCGGTGGCCACCCTCACCATCACTCCGGCCGGCCTGCGCGCCATCATTCGTCTGCTTTCGAGAACTTATCCCGTCGGAAAAAAAGGTCAACCCCAAGGATGCCAAGGCAAATTCCCAAGATATCAAGACCAAAGCCTGCCAACTTGACCGAGGAGAATCGAAGAATAAGCACCCAAGCCGCAACAAACACAGCGATCCCAAGCCACTTACGGACCTCCCTGTTGCGCACTAGGTGACCGACTGCAACAATGACTACAGTCCAGATGGCGAACTGGATGACATCATTCATGCAGGTTCTCCAGCGCTCTGGACGATCTCCGACTTGACAGAATGCTGGGGCCCGATCCCGCCGGACACCTCCCCTTCAACGCTAATAATGACGTCTCCAGCGTGGTAGGTCGGCAAGGTCTGCTGAGTAGCCCAACGAACTGCGAGGCCGCTGCCAACCCCAACAAAAGTGTTGATGCGTTTACCGGCGACACCCGCAAGCATACCGACCATACCAGCAACGGTGACACGCTGCTGGTTCAGAGAGTCAGCCTGAGATCGGGTCAAGGGCAGCGAGACAAAGACTCTCAGTACGCAAGGTCGATCCTTCGCCTGCATCCTGTCGAAAATCTCAACCGCAAGATCAGCCACTGCATGGCTGGCCTTCGCTGATGGACAGTATTTCATGTGAAGCAGCCGGCTGCGCTCCGCCCACGCGACACGAATGATCGCCAAGCTGAAGTTGATGCCGTGCTGGCTGTGAATGTGCGTCCGTTCGATATCCATGGCGTTCCTTCCGTGCTTCGAGCGCGCAGTTTCGGTAGCCAACAACACGGTAACCACTAGCAAAACAGCTAGTCCTCAACCAAGGCCCTGTGCCTTCAAATGCGCCATCCATAGCATATTGCTTTCATTTACGGAGCTGCCGATTCCAGAGCCTTGATCCGCGCTGAAACCGCTACGAACGCATCTTGAAGGCTGGAAGCAGCAGCCAGCCCACTGGCAGCATCAGCAGTGATTGCATGGTTGTGGTTGCCAGCCGCCGCGGTAGTAGCGGTTGTACCGATCGCAAGGCTGGATGTTCCCGCGCCAATAGCCACCCTTGCTGTTGCGGCATCAGCACCAGCCGCAATAACAGCCGGCTTCCCTGTCACATCCCCCCAGGCAGGCGCATAGTTTCCCGCTTTGGCGGTGGTTGCGGTAATGCCCAACTGCAGATTAGAAGTGCCGGCCCCGATTGCTGCACGCCCGTCTTCCTCGTTGACGGCCGTCAGCAGAGATTTGCCGATGACAGAAGCATCGGTGATGTCCTCCACCACGATGGTGACAGGTCCGGTGCCACTACCATCCGGCGTGCCCTTGACCAAAGCCTGGTAGACGGCCTTGTCGTCGGGGTAAAGCAGGATAGGCGCACCGAGCGGCTGCCAGCCATCGGCGATGGCTTCGGTCATGAAGCGCTCGATCTGGTCGATAGGTGCCTTGAGCACCCGATATGCGGTGTAGGCCATGGTTTCCTCCCTACGGGGTCGGCTCTTGGGGAATCAACCGGGCGCGACACGAGTTGTAGGCCGCGCTCAGGGTTTCGACTTCGCTCAGGGAGTCGTTAAAGCGTCGAGAATTTTCTTCCGGTAGTAGCCCGTAGGCCGAGGCGGCGTCTCCTGCACCAGCTTCGGCGGTGCCGGCTGCGTCACCTGCGGCGCCACCACTACAGCCCCCACCTGCGGCGGGGACGATGCGCACGCGCACAGGGCGGTCGCGCAGCTCACCAGCAAGGCGAGCGATTTCAGCTTTAGCATCGGCATCCTTCCTTTCCTGGTCGGCGGCCTGCTTGTTCAGGGCCGCCTGTTTCATGTCGCGCTGAGCGGTCAACTCGGCCAGCTTGTCGGCGGCCTCGCGGTTCTGCCGCTTCATCTGTCCGACCAGTTCACCGTACTCGCGCACCATCGACACACGTCCGCCGAGATAACCCAGGCCGACCAGCAGCGCCGTGGCAAACAAGGCCAGCAGCGCGCCGACTATCCATTCCTTGATGGCACCCATGCGTCACTCCTGCGCGGCGATGCACTGCGCATGCCGCTTCTGTTGGCGCGTCCACACGCCCTTGCAGCCCTGCGGCCCCCAGTTCTTCGGCAGCGAGCAATCGCGCCCGCCCTGGTTGCGCCACTTCAGCAGGTCATCACAGGCCTGGCGGTAGTTGCCGGCCAGCAGGTCGCGGCGCATCGAGCTGCCACGCCAGTTGGTGATGCCGAACTGCCCCGTGAAATCCAGGTACAGGTCGTATTCCTCCTGGAACAGCTTCACGCCAGGCAGCGAGTCGCGGAACTGCTGTTCGTCCTTCGCCATCAGGTTGCGCGCCAGTTGTTCGCCGCGCTGGCGGGTGATCGGCGGATCGGTCAGCTTGACGGGCTGGCCGCTTTCGTAGCGGGTGGAGCCGTAGCCGATGGTCGGCACGTCGCCCTTGGTCGGCACGTATGGTTTCGCGCTGAAGTCCTCCGACTTCATCCAGGCGCCGAAGCCGGCCAGGCTGACGGTCAGCGCGGCAACCAGCACGCGGTTACGGCTGTTCGACATCGCAACGCCCCCGGATGGCCTCGATGCGGGCAGCGCTCTCGGCTGATTCGCGGCGGTCGCGGCGAACCTGGAAATAGATATTGGCCAGCAGACCGATGACGGCGACCAGCACGCCGATCAGCCCCACCCAGTTGATCTGCGCCAGCCAGCCCAACGCGCCCGCAAGGGCGCCAGCCAGCGTGGTCTTGTTGGCCACCGAAACGCCCACCACCTCTACCGCCATTCCGGCCCTCTCCGACATAACGCCATCCTCCAAAGGCCGGGGCATCACGCCCCGGCTTCTTGGGCAGGTAGTTTTCGGTACAGCCAGAGAACGGCAAATCCTTACAGGGGGTTCAGTCCAGAGCTGCGCGGGTGCGCGCCAGATCCTCTCGCATCTGCTGTCGCATTGCTTTGGGTGCTGTCTTCGCTATCCGCTCATCCTTCGAAAGCGACATTTCGCGGACTCGCCGCATGATGTCCGGAACACGAATGACCATCGGCTGGTCAGGGTTGCGCCGATTCCAGTCGACAATTGCCTGCCGCGCGCGCTCAACCTTACCTTGGTCCTTCTCGAACACGCCGGCTGCCCACATACTGCGGATATCTTGCGCCTTCAGGTTGTAGAAGGCCTTCGCCTTCTGGCTGAGCATGTTGGCTTCCTGAATGGTCGCCACACTGGCAGGCTGGAAGCCGATCATCTTCATCGCGGCCTCAAGCGTGTTGGTATCCAAGACCTTGTAGCCCTTCGTGTCTCGGTACATCCCAGTGGCGAGCATATCCACCCCCTTGGCAGCGTTTCGTACCGCCCCCGGGGATATTTCCAGCAACCCGCTACCGATGTCGCCACTGGCGATCTTTTTCCCGCCCTCAAGGATGCGATTCGCGAAGTCCCCCATGGGGCCAGCTATTTCAAGCACATCGCGAATATTCGCGGGGGCGGGCTGGAGTAGCCGGGTTCCAGGAATCAGGTTCCCCATGCCCAACCGGCCTGAGACATCGAGCGGAGCACCAGGCAGTCCGGACACCCCGCGATCAATGAAGTCGGCAAGCACCCGACCAAACAGACCTTCCAGAAACTCCTGTTTGGCCTTCGCGGTAGAGAAGTTGTAGCCCATGAGTTGCGCCGCACCGTCGATCAGGTCTTCGGCGTCTTCGGCGAACGGCAAGCCACCGGCGCCGCCGACGAGCAGCAGCATGCCGATCATCAGGGCAGCAGCCTTCCGACCGTCCTTGCGCTCCTGCGAACCAGGCTCACCCTGATTCCACAAGCGATGCATCAGCTCAAGATAGGCCACGCTGTACGTCTTGAAGGTCATCAAGGTGCCGCCGACGGCACCACGCCCCCAGCGCATCTTGCTGGCCTTGGAGTATACGAACTGCGTCTCGCGCACGGCCCGGCGTGCGAACTCGTCAGGATTGGCCATGTTCTGCGCTTTGGCGATGCGATACGACGCGATGTAGGTCATGCGGCGGTTGATCTGCTCTGCGGCGCCGAACAACTTGCCCCAGGCCATCGACAGGCGCGCCACGCTGTTGGACGCAAGTGCTCGAGCATCACCCAAGCGCGTCCCGTCCCCCGCGCGCAGCGAGCCGGCGCCGCGCGCCTGCGCCATCAACTGGTGGACCTCCTGCGGGGACACCACCCCATCATCCTCTGCGCGCTTTAATGCCCGGGCCAGGTCCGGCTCGAACTGATAGGACCGATGCGCCATCTGACGTGCTGCACGCCCCAGTTCCGTCGCAGCGCGCTTCACCCCGCCATACTGACTCAGCCAGGGAAAAGTCACTTGGACCGGTTGGGTCATGTTGACGAAGGCAGACGCGACGGAGCCGCCGAGGTACTGTGCAAACAGCAGTCCGCGCACCGCCTGCCCCTCCTCTTGCGGGTTCTTGATGTAGTCGGCCAGCCGTACCGCGGCGTCCTTCAGTTCGCCCTGCGCCTGCGGGATGCCGTTCACAGCCTCGGAAAGGTCGCCCATGTGCAGGCCGGCGGCGGTTTGCCGCGCATTGGAGTATACGAACGAAGCCAGTACCCGCCCTACGTCCTCGCTATAACCAGCGATGCCCTTTCGGTGAATAAGCCGGCGCATTGCGCTGCGGTTGGTCTTTGTCAGGCGCAGGTAGTCTTGGAAAGCCTGATCACGTGCGCTATCGCCCTGTGAGTCGAAACCGAGGGCGTTGCCGAACAGTTCCAGCGTTTCCGGTGTGATGCCAGCGAATAGCTTGTACGCTTCCTCGGACAGGGTGCCCTGGCTCACGGTGGCGCCAGGAAACGCGCCACGCATCTGCTCGGCCATCTGGTTGGCCTCGCGCTTCGTCTCGAACAGGCTGAAGTATTCACGCTGACCGTCCTGACCCACCACGTCCACTGTGTACTTGCCGAAGCGCGACAGCGGTGCATAGCCCTCGCCCTGCAACTGGGCGACCTTCTCGGCGCGATCCGTCATGCCGTGTGCCAGGTTCAGCAGGTTCGTGGCGCGTTCCGGCCATGCATCAGCCATCTGCGCCAGGTGGTCGCGCAGTATCGCGGCGCCCTCCTGCGCATCGGCCGCGTCCATCACCTGGTCGCGCAGTTCCTTCACATCCTCGCCGCCGAAGCGCAGCATGTCGGCGCGGGCCATGGTGTCCAGGCTACGGTCGGTGGCGGCGCGGAACTCGCGGTACAGCGCGACCTGAGCATCGTTGAGCTTCCATATGTCGCGCAGCTCAGCGTCGGTCCAGACGATGCCTGCCTTGAGCATCTGCGACTCGTAGCGGCTGTCGATCATCTTGGCGAACTGCTCGGGGCTCAGGCCGCGCCAGGCGCGCAGCAGTCCCTCGGGAATCTTGCCCTGCTTCCGCAGGATGTCCGCCTTCTCGTCGGCCGTCAGACGCATGGCGCGCTCAGCCAGCGAATCGACGCGCACCGGCTTGCCGTCCACGTCGCGCGCCCACATCAGCGTGCCCTCGAATACCGGCTTGGCCACCGCCTTGTTGTCCTCAGCGCCCACCGGGGACTTTGCGATGTCGCGCCAGGTTTCCAGCTTCGGCAGCAGTTTCGGCGCCAGATCAGCCGCATCGCTGGCGTAATAACTCACGTCATCGATAAATCCTTGCGCCGACTCGAAGACCGGTTTGAATGCCGGGGAACGCTCTGCGAGGTTGTACATGGTGCCGATGGTCTTGTGCCACCAGGACAGGCCTCCCGGAGCGCTGAAGGTCTTGTTCAGTTCGGCGGTAGCCTTGCTGGTGAGTTCGCGCAGACCGGAGCGACTGAACTGCGGACCTTCGGGTTCATTCAGGCTTGCGGTCAGCAGCCGCTGGAGTACACTGGCTACGTCTCCTGAACTGGACGAGCCGGAAGGCTGCACTGCCATCGTGGCATCAGCACCGGATACTCGACGGTTCAGGAGATATTCTTTTGTGGCCACCGAATGCAGATACATGCGCTGCATGTTCGGATCGCGGCGCACCAACACGGTCACGATGTCATCCTTATCGTCGATCACCACCGGCGCCGATACGTAGAAACTCTCCCCCTTCTCATAGTCCGCGCGGTGAACCACCACACCACGCTCCAGCACGTCCTTGACGGCCGCGAACGCCGAGAACTTGTATGGGTTGGCCTTGCCATGCGCCATCGAGTCGCGCACAGCGCGCATATCCAGCACCACATCGCCCAGGTCCGGGTTCACTGCCTTGCCACCTTGAGACTCGAATAGCTTCGCCGCCCACTCGCGAACCGCAGCGAAGCCCTGTGGTGCTTCATTCCCCTCCAGGATGGCCACCGGCGGACCTTGCAGCACGCGCGCCTTGCGCATGTCGTCCTGGCTCATGGCTAGGCCGTCGCCCCGTACCCGGCCTTCGGCGGCGCTTTCCACACCAGCCATCGCATATCGCACCAGATCGTCCACGCTGATACGGCCAACCGGCAGACCGTGGCGCAGCATCCACTGACGGATGTTGGCCAGGAACCTACGCAGGAAGTCACCCACCTGCTTGCCCAGCGCACTGTCTACCCAGGACAGGAACCGGCTATCAGCCTCGGCGAACCCCTGCTCTCGCCCTTCAATAACAGCCTGCTCCACGATATACGGAGCGGCCTCCTTCATGTTGCGGCTCTCGCCGGCCTCGATCATGCGGCTGGCCACACGGTCCAGGAAGGTGCGCAGTTCGGCGCTCCGGACTTTGCCGCGATTCATCAGCATGGCGTGGGCAGCCTGGTCGAGATTCTGCCGCTGCTGGCCGTGAACCATTTCGTGAAGCACCACGGCCGGTGCGGTTACCGGATTCAGGTTCGGGCCGACCAGAAAAGTTAGACCTGATCTGGCATCGTAGAAGCCATTGATGCGCCCGCCATCCTCAAACAGTTGAACGGCATCGCTCAGTGCGGTACCGGATCTCCGCGCGTAGGTGTGCGCGATGCGCAACGGGTCGGCGCTGTCGATCACTACCAAGCCGCCCCGTTGTCCTTCCTTGCCGCGCTTCAGCATCTTGCGCACAGCCTGGCCCAGGGCTGGGAACTGCAGGTCGAAAGCACGCACCAGGCTTTGCGAGGTCATCGGCGGGAGCCCCGTCAGGTTCTGCGGCAACGGGCCATTCTCGATGTCGCGGCCATTGAACGACACCAGCACCTGACTTGCAGGGATGTCCGCCGACTCATCGGGTGCAATGTCCCGGCGCAGGCGCGGCGTCATTTTCAGCCGAGCCTGCGTGTTGCGCGCCTCCACCTCTCCAGCCAGACGACGATAGGTCGCCGCACCAGTCTTATCGAAGTCGCTGACGAAAGCCCTGGCCGAGCCGCCCATGGCGAAACCTTCCCGGATCTGTATCGCATGCTGGAGTTCGTGCAAGATCGCCGAGGCCACCTCGGTGCGCGGCATGTTGGCCTGAACCTCAACTTGGTTACCAGTAGCGAGACGGCGCAGGCGAGCCAGCGCAGTGCCGCCTTCTGGCATCACTGCCACCGGGATACGCTGCAGGTCAGGATATGCAGCGAACAGTTGAGGATGGCTGAGCACATCGCCTACAGTCGGTCGACTACGCTCGTCGTTGATGGCATTGAGGTGGGCCATATCGATGATGGCGCCAGCAGTCTCACCGGCCACGGCGATGCTAGCCTGATGATCGCTGATTTCGAAGCGCCACTTGCCATCAGTGCCGCGGTGCCAGCCGGTATCTCGACGAACGGCCTCGGCGTTTTCGCCCATGGCGATGCGCTGCTGCGCGGTGCTCAGGGCATGCAGATTGGCGCCGACGGCATTGCGTCCGGCGAACGAGTACTGCACAGGCGGTTGTTCGCCAGGCTGCGGCGCTGCCGACTCTTCGGCTGCCGGCTTGTCGATCACCACCATGCGCGCGTCCACACCGGTATTGACGGGTAGCGCCGGGTCCATAAACGAACCTTCCGGCAGCCGTTCACTGGTGGCACCCAGGCCGTCCAGCCAGGCACGGAAGTTCTCGGCGGCCTTGTTGCTCTGGAAGAAGGCGCCTTCGCTCATGATGGCAACCAGGCGGCCGCCGGGCTTCAGCAGGCTGTAGGCGTGCTGTACGTGCTGGATGTCGCGCCCCTTGGAGAACGGCGGGTTCATCACGATACGGTCGTACTGCTTGCCGGACACCTCCATGAAGTCGGATCCGACCAGGTTGTAGCCCTTGGCCTCCAGCAACTCGCGGCGTTCGCTGGAAAGCTCCACCACTTCGGGCTCCACGCCGGTCTGCTCGCGGATCGCGTCGGCCATATGGCCCATGCCGGCGGAAGGCTCCAGCACGTCCATGCCTCCCTGGATGTCGGCGGCGTCGATGGCTTCCTCGGTGACGGCGGCCGAGGTTGGGAAGAAGTCCAGGCCGTCATTGCGACGACCGATCATCGCCCGTTCCATCTGCTTGATCTTATCCGGCTCGGCGGGCGCCTCGCGCAGCGCTACGAACTCGCGCAGTGCAGAGCGGTACTCGCTGCCGGTGAGGATGCCCATGCTCTCCAGGCGCTTGCGCTTTTCGTGCGCGCTCTCCAGCGCCCACGGAACGGTGATCTTGCTGCCACTGCGCCGGCCCAGGGCCTGTACCAGTTCGCCGCCGAACTCGCCAGACAGCGTGATGCGCTTGTCGCCGTCGCCCTGCCAGAGGCCCAGCTTCATGGCTTCGCTGGGGGCCATGACGATGCGGTTCTGCCCGCGTTTCACCGGAAGCACGATGGCCTTGCCGGTGAGGCCGGAGCGGCGAATGGCACGCTCGGCATCCTCGCGGCTCTTGAAGTCGGCGAACTGGTCACCGCGGGTGAAGCGGCTGACGGACAGAAGATTCTGCTTGGCCCAGTCCGTGTAGGCCTCGGTCACATCGTCGGCGACCTTCTCCAGGCGCGCCGCCAATTTCTTCAGGCCGTCCACGTCCGCCATCTGGCGCGCCAGGCTCGCTAGGTCGGAGCGCATGGCGGTGTAGCTGGGGAAGGTGGAGTAGTCCACCGTCTCGGCGTCCACCGGCTCGCCGCGGTGTTTCTCCTGCTCGCCGTAAGTCGGGTACTTCGCACGAATCTGCGCGTCCTTCGCATTGCGCAGTTCCCGCGCCAGGAACTCCACTTGCACTTTCTGCCGCACGGTGTCCAGGAACTTGGCCTTGCCGCCCTCGATGGCATCGGCCAGGTTGTTCATGGTGGCGGCCAGTGCCTTGTCGGACCGCGCAGAGGCCTCAGCGCGGGCGGCCATCCGCGCACGGCGCTCGGTGTTCTGCTTCCGCTCGCGATTCAGCGCTTCATCGGCCCGCTCGTTGAGGGCCTGAGCCATGGTGCGCAGTCGCTCGGCGGCGCCCTGACTGCGGTCATCCTCGAAGGCGTCGCGGCGCGCTTCTGCAACGGCCTGCGCGTCGGCGGTGTCGCCTGTCACCAGCTTACGGAATGCTTCGGCCGCCTCGCGGGTGCGGAACTGGAAGCCGGGGACGGCGCCATTCCCACGATAACTGCTGTAGCTGCCGCCCAGCCGCTTCGCCGAATTGTTCAGGGTGTCGTAGTCCTCACGGCTGACGCGCTCGGCCAGTTGGACCACGAACAGGTCATGCCCGTGCTTGGTGTGCTTCGTCTCGATGATGTCGCCGGCCGTAGTCTGCCCGGCGCTGGCTACACGGGTCTTGGCCTGTGCCTTGGCCTGCTCACGCAGGGCCTTGGTGCTCTCAGCCTCCAGTTCGTCGTAGCGAATACGCTGTTCCGGCGTCAGGCGCATGAACGCCTCCCGCAGGGACTCCCCGTGCGTCTCCATGTTGTAGCTCACTGCCTGGCGGAACTCGGCGAGGGTCTGCGGGTTGGCGACAGCCTTCTGCTGCGCTGCCCGGCGGGCCTGGATTTCCTGCTGCGCCTCGGCGACCTCGGCGGCGTGCGCCTTGATGTCGTCGTCGGTGGTGTTCGCCACCAGCTCGGCCAGCGCGCTGGCCTTGGCCTGGCGGTGCGCTTCGAGGCCAGCAGCCGACATCACGTAACTGCTCGGGCCGTAGCTGCGGCCCAGCGCAAATTCCTCCAACACGCGACCGGCCAGGGCATCGACAATCGCTGCCTTCTTCTCGTTGCGGTAGCGGTGGAAGAAGCTGTAGCCGCCTGACTTCAGCAGTTCATCCTTCTTCATAGTGCCCAGCTCGGCCACCAGGGCGTCGCGGGCGTTCTGCGTACGCTCGAATGCCTGGCGGAACTCGTCGGCGGTCGCCTCCCCACTGCGCGCGCGCTGCATGAGGGCTACATGCTCATCGAGCGTCGGGGTTTTCGAATTGCTGGGCTGCGCGGGATCGGGCTTGGGTGCCTCTGCCGGTTCGGACTGGGGCCGGGCTGCATCCTCGGCACGCACGAAATCGACCAGTTCACGCACGCGGCGTTTCGACTCCGGCACGCTCATGCCGCGCTCACGGAACAGCGTCGCTAGGTCGAACTTGTCGCTCGTCAGCACGCTGCCATCGGTCGGCGTCAACTTAATGCTGGTCGGGTAGCCATCCTTGCCGAAGTTCACCCCGGCAAGGTGCGCGGTCTTGGTGATCGCCACCGGCTCGCTGCCCTTCTTCCAGGACAGAATCCTGCGCATCAGGCTGCGGTCCCCGTCTTCCTTGCGCTGCGCCTTGTCGGCACGGGCCTGCTCGGCGGCCTGGCGATCTGCCGCCTTTTCCTCGTCGGTACGGGCGTCCAGTGCCGCCTGGCGCACGCGATCCTGATTGGCCTTCTGCCAGGCCACGAATGTGTCGATGGCGCGGTCGTAGGCGCTGTTGCGCCTGTCCGCCTGCTTGCTGTTCAGTCCAGAACGCCCGACAACATAGCCGCTGTAGGTGCCGGCGCGCACGTTCATCAGGCGCCGGTACTGGGCCAGGTAATCGGCCCGCAATTCTCGTGTGGCTTGCTCCACGGCCGCCTGCTGAGCATCGGTGCGTGCCACGACAGCGCCCGCGTCGCGGGCCACGTCGATGTAGGTCTGGAACTCATCCGCATCGGACTTCGCTCGCTGGCTGCTGCTGTTCGAGATACCGGAGTAGCTGGCTGCGGCTTCCTTCAAGGGGAACTCATCGGCGGTTGGCGCCCCCTGTGTTGCGATACGGCCGGCCGGGCCGCGCTTCATGTCGCGCGCATCCGGCGCCGTCATGTGAGTGCGCTCGCTCTCGCCCGGGACATCCACCCAGGTGTCGCCTTCCTTGCGTACACTGCGCACCGTGACGGTCCAGCTTCCCGATTCGGTCGGGTTGTAGCTGATAACCCTGTCGTAGTTGGCGCCGTAACCTCGCACCACGTTGCCGGGGGTGAAGTATTCGGCGCGGGCCTGGGCCTCGGCCTGTAACCTCTTTGCCAGCACGCCGCGCGGCTTCTTCTTAGGCACATCAGGAGCTGCTGGCTCAGGCTTGGGCCTCACCTGCTTCGCTTCAACCGTGGCGCCCTGCCCGCTGCTGGCATCGGTGGTGGAACTGGGAAATTCGTGGGCCAGTTTCACCAGGTCGCGGATGGGGGCATCCAGGCGGATCACCTTCACCTCTTCGCCGTTGTCGCGGGCCGCCATCCACTGGTGATGGCCGTCCAGCACATGGCCGTCACGCGACACCAGAATGGAGCGGTTGCCACCTTCGAAGCCCTTGGCCTTCGCCACCTTATCCCGGCTGAACTCCGCCTGCGTCGGTTTGAGGGTATCTGCGGGAACTGTCTCTTCCTGATGCTGCACGCCACGAGCGCTCAGGAAGTTCACCATCGCGCCGCGGTGCTCGGCCTTGATCTGCGGCATGTCGGCGCGAGGGATACCCACGGCGCCCGATTCCTTGCTGAACTCCGCCCAGCCTTCGCCGATGTCCTTGCCTTCGATGCTCGGGGCCTTCTGCGCGGCCTGCTCGGACGGCATCACCAGCGTGCCGCCGAACTGCGCCATGTCCGCGTCGGTGCGGGTCTTGCCCTTCTGGAACCACGCACCGCGCCCGGTCCATTCATTGGTGCCGGTCTTTTCCCAGTACAGGCCCTTCTCCGGCGCGTGCTCACTCGGGCGGCGGCGGGTGCCGATGGCCTCGCCGGACAGTTCCTGCTCGAGCTTCGCCTTGGATGCCTGCTGGCCAAGATCCAAGGTGCGCTTGGTTTCGCGCGCCTGGAGCTGGCGCATTTCGGTGTCCAGCGGGCGCATGGCATTGGTCAAGCGCTCCACTTCGGAAGTGTTGCCGCCCTCGCGCGCCGCCTTCAACTGCGGAACCATGGCATTGAACTGCTGCGCCAGGTCGGCGTAGCGTGCTTGATCGGCGGCGGGTGCGGCGGTCTGCTGGACCGGCTCGGCCTTCGGCGCTTGCGCCTTGTCCTGGCGCACCTTGGCGATGGCGTCTTTCAGGTTGGACGGCTTCGCGGCCTCTATCGCAGGCGCAGACGCGGCCGGTACGGATTCCGCTGCCGGCGCCGGCGATGCAACCGGTTGTGCGGCTTGCGCCTGCTGCGTGTCAGCCTTGCCTTGGGCCTGCTGGATGTCGTCCTGCACACCGATTGGCGTCGGGGCTTGCTGCTGCGCCGCCTGGTCCAGGGCGAAGCCGCGAGCACGGGCGGCTAGCTCCACCCGGCCAGCGGCGTTCTGGTGGCGCTGCTCATCCTGCTGATCCTCGGCGAGGATCGCGGCAATTTCATCGGGGCTCTGCGCGGCCTCGATACGCTTCACGCGCTCACCGACGCGCTGCATGTAGCCGGCATCCGGCGCTGGCGCGAGCTTGTCCAGTTCCTCCTGCAAGCGATCGCGCTCGGCGATTTTCTTCGCGTCCCATCCGGTGGCACGGGCTTGCCGGCGTACAAATTCCAGGCGGCCCTGCAGATCGGTGACAGGATCGGATGCCAGCAGATCACCCTGCTCCGCTGTAATCTCACCGGTTTCCGGGTTGACCTGATCACCTTTCCTGCCGCTCTTCTGCGCCTCCTCGGCTGCCTGCTGGAGCGCGGCTTGTTGCACCATATGGTCAGTTGCGCCACTGTCCACGGCCTGCGCAGCAGCACCAGACAGTGGCCCAGTAGCCGGGTCCAGACCCATCTGCTCGGAGCGCTTTGGGGCCGCCGGGACCGGAGTCACATCGGTGACTTCACCTCGACGGATTCGGTCCAGACGTTCAGCCTCTTGCTGACGCTGTACCTGGGTAGCGGAGTTCTGGTCGACCGTGGTCCGGACCTGGCCGTCAGAACCAGCCTCATACACTGGAGCTGGGAGTGCCAGTGGCGCAGTCGTCTCGGTCTGCCCCTCAAGGCCCGGGGTACTCTCGAAGGTAGCGTCCGCATCCGCCAGGCCACGGGACGCTGCCAACTGACCGCCATGCAGAACCGCCGCCGGCCCACCCATGGCCATCCCGGCCAGCGTTCCCATTACCATCGCTTCATCCAGGCCGCTGGCCCAGTCCCGTCCCAGCGCCAGGTTTTGCAGAACCTGCTCAGATGTGGACTGTGGCAGCTCCTCAAGGAAGCCCTCGGAGATTGCGCCCTCTATCACCTTCCGCGGAATGCTCTTCGCCGGCATGGACGCCAGCTCGCTGACCAGTTGTCCTGGGTTGGCACCACCAGCGAGGAGGGTATCCGCATCACCGATACCCAGTTTCTTGGCCAAGCTACCGCCGGCAAGGGAAAACAGACTTCCCAACACACCAGTGGCCACCGCAGCTCCCGACTGCGCCGGAGTGAGCAAGCCGTCATCAGTTTCTTGGCGGATCTGCTCTGCTTGCTGACCAGCCATCACCGCCCCTTCGCCAGCCGCGCCGGCTGCCACAGGTGCCAACGCTGGAGCCAGCGCCCGAACGCCACGACCGACCGCGCCCCCCGCCAACATGGAAGGCAAAGACTCCGCTACGGTGTTCACAACCATCGACGGGTTCTGTACAGCATGCAGCGTCTTGTCTACGACGCCATCGGCATCCTGAAAGTCCTGCTGTTGCTGTTTGTACTGATCGGTGTGCAGATCACTCAGGAAATCCTTCGCTTCCCGGGGCCGGAAGCCAAGCATGCCGTCCTGGTTCTCGAGGAACTTACCGACGCGGCCCTCTGTTGGGATATCAGCGAGGCCAACAGCCGCTTCCGGAACCCCAATCACCCCCTTGGCCACGGATAGGCCAAGGTCGCGCGCATGCCCGATCAGGCCTCTTCCCTCCTCCTTCGTCTCGCCACCGAACTCCTCCCACGGCTTCTCGCCACCAGTTACTGGCTGTTGAGACGCGAACTCTTCCCATGGCTTGCTGGTATCGGCCATTACACCTTCTCCCAATTATTCTGGTCGGCAGGGTTCCCTCCCTTGAACCGGTATCCACTTCGCACCTCACCAGTTCGCGGAGCGACGGGTTGCGCCGACTGCGTTTGCTGGTCGATAAATTGGCCGGTCTGGTTGTTGAGTACTCGTGCAGGGCGCGTCAGAAGTTGCATGGACTGCGGGTCGTACTCCTGGCCGCCAGGTACCACGGTGAAGCGATTCGGAGCGTCCTTACCAGCAAGCACACGAATCTGTTCGGCGATCGCGGCGCGGTCTTCGGGAGCAGCCTTGTCGTACTGCTCGTACAGCTTCTCGATGCGCTGGGCGGCGCGGGTTTGGAAACCCCTGGCCTCTTGCTCACCAGCCAGGCGCTGGCGATCGAGTTCGTTGGCGGCGAGGAAGCGCGCGCCCTGCCCCATTTCCTGTAGAGCCGCGCGCTGATTTGCGCCCTGCTGTTGCACCTGCTCCCGCACCAAGGCCGTGTCGTTATTCGCCCGAGTGCTCGCCAGGGACGTAGCATTGCGGTCATCGCTCTGCTGGAGCCGGAACAGGTTGTCGATCTGGCGGGCAGTTAACTGCCCGTTCGGCGAACCGCGATAAGGTGTTGAGGCTGCATTCAAGGCGGCCTGGCGAACGCTATCGGCCCGAGAACTATCGGGAACCACGGTTACTCGAGGCGCGCTGGAGCTACCGGCGTTGTACTGAGCCAGCGCGTCCGGGGTCATCGGCGGTACCTGAGAAACAGAACTCGGACTGAACCCCATACCCACATCAGGCGTTCGGGCCAGCAGGTTCTCCACTGCGCGCTGGTTTTGAGCACTCCGCTGACCACCTGGGGTGAACCCGGCAGCTTGAGCTTCCCCGTTAACGGTGTAGCCCGGGCGGATTGTTGTGCCGGAGAAGCTGTTGCCCACCCGCGTCACGTTGTTGGGCAGGTCCGAGCCACCGGCGCTTGGCATAGCGGCTCCAATATTCGCCGCCGACTCCAGCGCTCCGGTAGGCGCGCCAGCAGCCGGCAACACCTGGCCTCGCCCGGGCACAGCACTGGAACTTGGCGCCGCTGCACCCTGGGCCGCTTGCTGACCACGAAGCGCCGGCGGCGTGTCATCCCATCCGAATAGCCCTTTACCGAAGTTGACCACCGGTTCCGCCAATCGACCGACATCCTCTCCAGCATCAGCGAATGCTGCGGGAACCGCCGCAAGCGCCCCACGCACGCCAGTCCCGAAGCCACGGGCATACTCACCCGATGCCCACTGCTGCGCTACGTCGTCACCCGTCCCGCGGAGAACCGAGTCGGTTCGCCAGCCAGGCCCTTCAGTACGGTACTGCGGAGTGAAACCAGCCGCTTTGGATCGAGCAGGGCCCGTTACCGGTTGATCAAACTGAGCCTGCATCCTTGCCGCTCTGGCTGGGTCATTACCTTGTCGCGGTGGCGCGAAGCCTTGTGTCGACGGAATATCGGGCAGTGGTCCGGCCTGTGCAATGGCCTGTTGCTGCCGTGCGGCGTCCGAACGTGCCTGGGCGTTGGCGGTATAGAGATTGTCGCTGTATCCCGGCGCAACACCTGGCTGGAGCTTTGCAGCATCAGCAGTGCGCTGACGGTGCACAGCGAGAGCCTGCTGCTCGGCATCGATGTTGGCCTGGGCCTTCGCCATGGTAGGGTTTGAGCTGTAGCCGCTGATGACCTGCTGCGGCCGCTTCCGTCGCTCTTCCACTACGCCACCGTCGGCAAAAAACATCTCCGGCTTGCCGGGGGCGCTCTTTTCCGGTTTGAAGCCATCGGAACTCCGATCCGCTGGGGTGTGCGTGGCATCCTTCATTGCATCCAGAGCCTTCACGCCAACGGCATGAACTTGTTCCGGAGGCAGTTGAAACTCGCCGTCGCTCAAGTTAACCGCTACCGGCGCCCCGAGCCCCCCAAGTGCTTCCTCGCCGATCGCTTCCGTGGAATCAGCCGGCATGATGTAGGAGCCCGCCGGAACTTCTGCTTTGATGTCGTCGGAGGTTCCGGTCCCCGGGCCAGTCACGCGCCCACCTTCAGCCAACTGCTGAACTTTGGATTTCGCGCCTTTCTTGAATCCGAACATGGGTAGCCCCTAATAGAAACGGCCTGATACCGGAGCATGATCCAGTGCCAGGCCGCATCGGGACGAACCCTACGGGGGGCGTCAGTAGTTGTAGTTGTAGCTGGTGGAAGTGCTTTCGCTCTTGCTTTCCGAACTGCTCGCGCTGCCGGAGCCACTGATACTAGCCGACACGTGCGCCGCTGACAGAGCGCCGGCCGCTAGCTGAGCGGTGTACTGCCCCAGGGCCTTCGCCGCCTCCAGAGCGATCTGCGCCTGCTGTACGGCGTTCTGCATCTTCGCGGTGTACTCGCTGATCTGCATTTCGGCGTAAGCGATGTTGGTCCGGCTGTTCATGTCGGCAAAGCGAGATTGCATTTCGGCGTCGGCCACGTTGGCGCTGGCCGCTGCGCGCCAGGCTTCTACCTGGGCCTGGAACACCGACGTGTTGTACTGCACCTCGCTCAGGTCGGCCTGCAGGGTGGCCTTGTAGGCGTCCACGTCCGCCAAGAACTTCGACACCTTGGTGCGCGCCGCCTCCATCTTGATCTGCGCGCCCTTGACCTTGACATCGGCCTTGTTCGCCAACCCCTGAATGGTCGAAGCGTAGGCGCGGGCCTGCGCATCGAGCACGTCCGCCTTGGCCGACTCGCCCTTGACGCGGGCCTCGTAGGCGTCGAACTTGACCTTCTCGGCGCCGATCTGCTCGGCATACGCCTGCACGTCTGCGCGGTAGGCGTCGAACTGGTTCTTGATCGTCTCGGCGCGCACGGATGCCCCCTGCATCAGCGCCTTGTAGACCTCGACGCTCGACTGTACGGCGTCCAGCTTGGCCTTGAACACCTCGACGCGCTGCTGGTTGATTTGCCCCAGCGCCACCTGGCCCTCCACGGCGGTCTTGTAGGCAGTCAGCTTGGAGATAGCCGCATCCAGCTTGGTGCGGTAGACCTGCGCCAGCGTCTCGAAGGCCGCGTTCTGCGCGTTGAACAGGCTGATCTGCGCGTTGAACACGTTGATCTGGCTTTCCGCGTGGAAGCGGGCGACCTCGAACAGGCGCTGCGCCATGTTCTGGTGCATGTTCTCGGTCAACTGCTCGAGGGCCAGGCCCTGCTGCACGGCGAAGCGCAGGTTCTCGATTTCCCAGGTGGCCGCTTGCACCAGGATGTCGCGGTTCAGTTCGGCCGCCTTCAGCCGGCCTTGCTCGCGCACCACATCTACCTGCCTGGCGAGCATCCCCGGCGGCATGGAGAAATTGCGGGCGGCCCAAGTATCGACCGCCTCCTGCACGGCGCGGGTGGTTTCGCCACTGTCGCGTTCGCGGGCACGGGCGAACAGCGCCTGCTCGATGGGCGCCGGCAGTCCGGTGCCGCCCGCCATCAGCTCCTTGATCTTCGCTTGCAACTCGTCCAGCACCTCGGACTGGTACTCCGGCTCCAGCCAGTTGATGAAGACGTTGGGCACCGTGATCCCGCTCGCGTCCGGCGGCGTGGCGTCGAACGTGGGCAACTCGGGGAACACGAATTCCGGCAGTCGGATCTGTTCCAGCGCTTCCATGTCCGGCATGGCGATCTGCGGCGCATCGGGAATCTCCACCGTGGTGTCGATGTCCGGGCGTTCCGGCACCGGGATGGCCGTCATGCTCGGCGCGTCCGGGATGTTGATCGGAATCATTGTCGGCGCGTCGGGTAGGTCGTCCATGTCGCCCACGTCCAGGTCGGCCAGCAGGTCGTCGATGTTCAGGCCCCCAGGGGCTTCCGGCTTGACCAGCGACGAAGGGTTAAAGGTCGGCTGCTCGCCGAGGTTGACGGGCGGCGGCGAAGCGATAGGCGCATCCGGTCGCGTCGGCGCCGGCACGTCAGCCACCGTGATGTCGCCGATCTTCGCCAGCGCGGCAGACAGCTCTGCGCTGTACTTGCTGCCCAGCGACTCAAGGTCATTCATCTTGTCCGTAACGGTGTCCACCGCAACGCCAAGGATGCTATCCGGTGCGATACCCATTCACACTCTCCTGTTGGTCGGCGCCGATTCGACGCTCAGGTCATTGATATAGCCGTGCCGGCCGGTCAGGCGCAGCGTGAAGGTGAAGTGCCTGCCGCGCAGGCCCCGGCCGAACTTGAAGCGCCCATTGGTCAACTCGCTTGCAGGCTCGCTCTCCAGCGGGTAGCTGTAGGTCGCTGCGCTGCCGCTTTGCGTGGTGGTCACGTCCATGGCCACCGTGCCATCAGCATCCAGTGCATACTCCAGATAGGCGCTATGCGGATGCACCAGCGCGCCCTGGCCGATGTCCAGTTTCCCGGTCGCGATTCTGCCGGCCACCGGCTGGCTGTCACCGTCCAGCGCATAAACGCCGTCTTCGGCGATGCCGTACAGCCGACCGTCGATCACAGCAAGCGACCGGAAGGTATACGGCGCGTAGCGGCTCATCGCCCAACTATCGACGTTTGCGGTCCAAGCCTGGCCGCCGTCCTGGTCGCCCCCCACGGTGATGTCCTCGATCACCACGGCATCCGATACCAGGTCGCGCGCCGCCAGATGGTCCAGCACCAGCGCGGCAATGGATGCCCCGTCCACCAGCAGCGCCTGCACGGCCTGATGCGCGTCCACCACCTCGTCGGCGAGGGACGCCCCATCCACCAGCAGTACGCGACCGTGCAGCGCCCCAGTTGCCTGATCGCTGACGGTGGCGGCGTCCTCGACCAGGACGCTGGCGGCCTGGCCAGTGCTGTCGCTGATGCGCGCGGCATCCAGCACCAGGGTGAACGCATGACGGGTGCCGAATGCTTCGTCGGCCACCGTGGCACCGTCCACCGTCAGGCCGCGCACGCGATCCAGCACCCCATCCGACACCAGGGCGTCATCGACGTGCAGGACACGAAGGGTGCCGGTGATGCGATCCGCCGCGGTGGCCGTATCGACCACCAGCACCCTGGCGCGGAGCTGGTCGCTCGCCGCGTCGCTGATGGTTGCCTGATCCGCCAGCAGGTGCGCCGGTCGGTCGATAGCTTCATCCGACACCGCCGCCGTATCGATGTGCAGCACCAGCAGCCCGTACAGCACCGTCTCGCTGATGCGCGCGGTGCCTTCGCTGACGGCCGACAACCCCAGCCAGGTCGTGTCGCTGATTACCGCCGTGTCGTTGGAGTCGTCGCGGTAGTCACTCATTGATAACCCCTATGAAGTGGTGGGCCGCCTTGTGATCGGCGAGCGCGGTATGCCCCCAGCGGCGGCGCAGTCCATCCTGGCCCGTCTCGTAGATGCTGGCGTACCGGGCGTCGCCGATGGCGACATGCACGGCGTCGCGGTAGAAGTAAAAGTCGTTCTCGGGTGAGAAGCCCCAGTACCACGAGTGCGGCATGTCCTTACTGACCTGAACAGCGCCGGCCACGGACAGGCACACACTCAGGCGCCCACTACTCTCGTTGGGGTACTGGGTGTCCTTCCGGTACGGATCGAAGCCTGGCGCCTCGCCGCCGATAATGACGCCGTTGGCGTTGTGGACGGAGTTGCGGTAGGTGTACGGCCCACAGATGCCCGTGACATCCAAAAAACCGCCAGGTGGCAGGTTCAGCCAGTTGCCGCTTTCGGCGAAGTCGCTGATTTCGGTTGGGCTGTAGACCAGCGTATCGACATAGACCGGCACCCCATCCTTGGATGGCGGGTCGCCCCGGTTCCCGTTCCGCGTCTGCCCCATCCAGTGCCAGATGTCGTCAAAGCACCAGAGTTCGTAGGATGTGGGATCAGGCACAGAGCCCTGCGTCGTTTCCTCGTGGGAACTGCGTCCCCCGGTATGGTCCTGGTAGGCGTAGAGCATGCAATCGCGCTCGAACACCGGCACCAGCGCCGCCACGTCCAGGGCAAACGTCTCGGTAGTGTCTACCGTGGTGCGATGCATGTAATACCTGGACCGGCTCACGCCGCCGACGCACCAAAGTGTCGGCGGAGTGGAGTAAGCCGGGTTGCCGTAGCCCATGTCGGTGCCGACGATGTTGGTATGGACCGTTACCGCCGGCTGCTCCTGCCGATCGTCGAAGTCGGTCGTGTAGAAGAACCCCATCAGCCCGCTAAGGCCGAAAGTCTCGGTCTTCTCCCACTGGCCGACGATCATGTACTGCTCGAACGTACTTGTCGTTTCCTGCTGGAACTTGCGTTCGTCGTAGAAATACTTGATGACACGCAATTGGTCCTCGACATAGCAGCCGAAGACTATGGTGTCGCACTTCACTGCGCCGCCGGAATAGTCGGGCGAGATGTGCGGGAAGGACTCGCACCCCTGCCCCGTCAGTTCGGGGAACTTCAGGCGGGTGCAGGACTTCAAGACCTTGGACGGCCAGTAGAAAGGGCCACTGGCGACGCGCGACACGCGGCCCTGGTGGGTGGCGATGGGAGGTAGTTCCAGGCTGTCCCAGTAGTCCAGATCCGGGCCGCTGGCCGAAGAGGCGCGCGAGAGAATCTCACCAGCCGGCACCCGCCGAATCTTATACTTGATGGCCAGTTCTCTGGCGGAGCCATCGGTCAGCGCGCCATAGACCTGGGCCAGGTAGGCGTTGAGTTTCGCTGCATCGTCTGGATCATCGAAATTCCAGGTGTTCTTCAGTCGCCCCTGGTTCTCCGCCGGGGCCAGCGACAGACTCATCTTGTACGCATGGACCTGCATCAGGCCGGCGTCGTCATAGGTCCAGCAGGTGTTGAAGCCCTCGGTGCCTCGGCTGTTCACCGCCCAGCCACACGCCGCGTACATGGCCTCGAAATTGTAGAAGTCGGCGGTGTCGCAGACCTTGACGATGACGCCGGCCCGGCGCCACGCCTCGAACTCCTGTTCCGGCTGGGGGAACCCCTCACCAGTAGGCATGCCGCCGAAGCGGTCCAGAAGCTTCAGCAGCTCGTCGTCACCAACATCCAGCACGTAGTCACGGAAAGCCTCGGTGGTGGTGGCCGGCACCACAGGAAGCGGCATCGCGTAGACGCCCCGCGCATTGATCTGCAGCAACCACGGACTGTTGCCGGCATCGAAAGCGACGGCGTTGCAGCGGCTGGCGAGGTAGTCACATTTGAACTGGCCTTGCTCGTCCGGAAAGCCTGTGTAGGCCGGCAGCCGAACGTTGCCGACTTCCTGGCGGATGCGGTGCATGTAGCGCTCAGGAATCAGCATCCTTGCGCGCTCAAGGTCGTCCTCTGGCAGTTCGGCCATGACCTGCCGCCCATATCCGCCAGCCACCTGCATGACCTCGGCCATGGCGCCGCTGTACCAGGTCGGGCGCTGCTTGACGTACTGAGTGAAGGTGTAGATGCCCTGCTCGCGCGGCTCGAAGTATTGGAAACGCGGTTCGTACTTGATGACAAAGCGTTGCAACGCCACGTCCTTCGGCGGAAGCGCCGCTTTCGGGTCGTAGGCCACCAGCCGGCGCCGGGCCTGCTCGGTCAACCTTATGCCAACGCCCTGCCCATCGGTCAGCACCTGGGCGCGGGTGATGACGCCGGAGAACAGCATGGGGATGTTGGTCTGTGCCACACCGTCGAAACGGAATTGCGGAAGCTCATGCTGCTCGAGCACCAGGATGCGAAACACCCCGCCCATGTCGATGGCCACCGCCTGCCGACCGCTGGGCAGATCAGCAACGCGCTTCAGGCTGGCCAGCTCAGACGCCTGCTTGAAGTTCGTCAGGTTCCTGGCCAGCCGCTCGACAGCGGCGGCATCGTCGGCGGAGAGTTCCGCGTCTTCCGCGAAACGTCCGTAGGGGCGCGGCGAATACATCGGCTTAGACGGTAAGGTTCAGCCGGTAGCCGATATCGTAGGTATCGCCGTTCTGGAACACACGAGTCGCCGCGTACTTCGACGCCGATACCAGCGCACCCGTGGTGCCACCCTTGGTGCTGTTGGTCAGCAGCGCGGCGCCGTTGACGTTGAGCTGCGACGCTGTGGCGATGGTTACGGTCGCCACGGTGTTCATGTTGTCGATGGATCCGGTAGCGGTGTCGGTCGGCGTCCAGGCTGGGCGGGTAGCGCTGGTGTAACCCTCGGTCATGCTGGTGATCTCCGAGGCCACCGCGGCGAAGTTAGCAGCGGTCCAGTTAGCAGCAGGTGCTGCCGTCCCAGCGAACAGGGCCAGGAAATACGACACCTTGGGCTTACTGCCCAGCGCGATGTTGAGGATGTGCGCCAGGCCCTCGGTGGGGATCAGGTTGTCGCCCTCCTTCTCCCACTCGCCGCTGTTGATGCGGCCGAAGTATTCGCCACCGGCCAGTACGCTGAGCCGCGGGAAGGCAATGCCGTTTTCGGTGATGTCGAAGCTACCAGTGGCCAGGTCGGCGGCCATTTCTTTGCGCAGAGCGCTGCTAATGCGTTGCATAGGGTTCTCTCCGAAGTCCCATGCCGCACTCCTGCGCAGCGATTGAAGGCCCGATATTCGGGGTGATTCAGCTTACTGCCGTCAGTAGACGGCGGTCGAACACTACAGAGGTACCGGCACGGCCGGTGATGCCGGCGAGCACGCCTGCATGAACCTCGGCGATGGCGCCACTACTGGTGCCCATGACGTAGCCGTTCTCCGCTAGCCACACGGCGACCGGCGAGCCATCCGGTGATGCGTTGGTGCCTACCACCTCGGCAGGGACCAGGACTGCACTACCAGGCACCGGAGCCCGCGATGCACGACGCGACACGCTCAGGCTTGCCGGATCAGCGCCATCCAGAAAGGCGACATGATCGACCTGGCCCACCCAAATGCCGCCATCCACCGGCTGCACGAAGGTTATGCGCTGGGGCATCTGCACGAAGCCGTAGCGCTCATCGTGCAGGTGGTAGGCCAGGGCCTCGGAGAAGCGCAGCACGTTGGCGCGCGCGATCAGCAGACGCCCGCGCCAGTAGGCCAGGTGCTTGCCGGTCGGCATGGGCGACAGGTGGCGAAACTGCGCCGGTCGGCCTAGCTCCGGTAGCGTCGGCAGGATGACCGTGGCCGCGCCCAGCGGGTAGTCGCCGGCCAACAGCAACTCGCCACCATTCGCTCGCGTCAGGTAGAGGCGCGCGCCGGTCACACTGGCATCCAAGCACAGCGGAAAGGTGACTTCCAGCGCGCCGGCATCGGTCACGTCCGCGAAGGCGATCAGCGACGGCGCCGACTCCTGGGGGCCGCGCAGCCACGCCACAGCCGCGCCGTAGGTGCCTTGACTCAACGATCCGGCGCCTGCCACCAGCAGCGGCGGCGCCGGGGTGTCCAGCGTCAGGCGCTCGGCCTGCGCGCCATCGTAGGTGAAGATGCCCGCCGTTCCGGCGACGCACACCCGATTGTTCAGCACCTCGTGGGACAGGTCCCCTTCGCCGATCTGTGCGAGCGGCTCGAACGTCCATGAATGCGGATCGACCTTTCCCCACTGGTCGCCCAGGGCGCCGAAGGCGTCGCCGTGCAGTGGGCTTTGCCAGAGTTGGCGGAACGGCTGGTCCGTGACCTGGCGCGCAGAGGCCCGCAGTTGCGCCTTGCCGGCCGGCGACAGGTCTATGTTCACCGCATCACGCACATAGAGCCTCGGGCTCTCGCCGCCGCGTTGCAGCGCGGCATCTTCGGCGACGTTGTTGATGCCGGCCAGCGGCACCAGGGAAGTCGTGGCCATCAGAAAGCTCCTTTGCGGTACTGATCGGCGTTGCCGTCAGGGCGGATGTAGTGGACACCTGGCCGCACATTGGGCACGCCCACATCCACTGAATCCAACCCTACAGGTGCCACGGACTGGGCATTTGGACCCGGTGGGGTGAAGACGTTGCGGACTCGCATGCGATCCGCGAAGTGCGACGGGTCGTATTCGCAGATGAACGACTCCCAGCCGTCCGGCTCAACCCCTCGTACCCGCAGCGAAACCCAGGCTGTGCCGAACACTGATGTGTCGGTACCGCTTGGAATGGTCGGCATCGGCGGTCCAACATGCAGTGACTGCCACTGGTACGGCCCTTCGCCGCGCGAGCTGCCCATGTGCATGGCGTCGAAGCCGGCCAGTTGGAAGGTACGGTTCAGCAGAGACACCCAGGTCACCGCCCCAGGACCGGGCGATGGCAGGCCGACAGGCTTCACAGTCTGCGCTCCGTAGTAAGGGCCACGGGCTACGGATATCGCGCCGAGCTGCATCGAGTCGGCGCCGGCGAACTGCGTCACGAACTGTGTACCGTCACCCACGATCGCCCACCCCATGCGATATGCCTGCAGACCCCGCGGCTCTAGGTAGCGACGCTTCAGATAGATCGCGTGCTCACCGATCTTCGACACGTCGCCCAGCGGCGACGGCTTGAGGACGCCCAGGTAGGTGCTGATGCGCGCCGAGCCGAATCGCTCGCCCGGCGGATAAACCAGCGTTTCCCCGACATAGTGCAGATTACCGGCTGGATGGTTCTGCTTGGCCTGCTCGGGTGCCTCCTTCACCGCCCAGATGGTGTGCGGCGTGAGACGCGGCTTGGATGGCTGGAACACTTCAGCGTCGGGCCATTCGTCCACCGTCAGCTTGCGCAGCTTCAAGCTCACGGCTGGCAGGCCGTAGCCGTCCACCTTGATGCCGGCGTCGATGTTCACGCCCATGATGCGCACCGTCGGCTCCTCGATGTCCGGCGCCCGGATGCCTGTCGCGTACAGGACGTACTGATTCAGACCGGGCTTTCCGAGCACCGCTCCGGTGTTAACCGCCTGATCAACCATGATGTTCTGCGGCGAGTACGGCGGCGCGCCGGTCTTGGTCACCACCAGCTTGTCGCCCATCCTGAGCAGGTTGGTGCCTGGAACCGTGATGGTCTGCTTGCGGTCGGCGATCTTTGCCTGGCCGAACAACTGCATGTTACTGCCGTCCGGCGCCACCGGACGCCATTGCAGGCGCACGAAGGCCGAACCGAATTCCTCGGCGTTCGCCCCGAAGGTCGCGACCTCCGGCGTCACGTTGTGGATGCGCGGATCGCCGAACAGGTCTTTGTGCGCCCACCTCGGCCCGATCGCGTTGAAGTGGATCGACAGAGCCGCCAGGCCCATGTTCAGCATGTCGTTGCTTACCGGATCGACATAGCGCGTGTACAGCTTGACCTCGGGCAACTTGATATCCGGCGGCTCGATGCTGTAGCGCGGCTCGATGCTGATACCGCGAATGGCGAAATCGATGAACGCGATGCCGATATCCACCGAGTCGAAGCCGCCGATGCGGTCGAAGTAACGCCGCGTGTTCTCCAGTCTCGCTACACCGAAAGCGCTTTGAGCATTCCCGGTCGGCACCAACACCCTCGCGCCGTTGTAGACGGCATGCCAATTCAGGATCGGCGGCGGTTCGATGCCTTCCAGCGGCAGGTAACGGCGGCCGTAGGCAATCATGGCTGCAGTGGTGATCTGCGGCGGCGCCACGCCGCCTGGCAAGATCGGCCTGGCATTGTTGTCGATCTGCGGGAAGCCGGCCGGCGGCGAAGGCATGCCGATGGTGCCCACTTGACGGTTTCGGTTCTCCACCAGCGTCCACTGCGACCAGGGTGGCGGGTTCAACTCGCTGTCCGGGTCGTACTCCTGGACCACGTACTGGCGCAGGTTCCACACGTCTGCGCGGCCCCAGCGGTATTCTTCCTGGACAGTGCTCTGGAATCCGGCCGGCTCGGCAAAGGTGAGCCAGTTGTTGATCGCCTGCTGCCCCCACAACTCGGCGAAGCCTTGAGGCGCGACCGTCTGCGACTCGGGAATGATCCGCGTGCCGAATGCCGAGGAATCCCAGCCTGGCGGCTCCAAGAAGCGCGTGCCGCCGACCATAGGTCTGGCCACGGCATCCAGAAACGTGCCAATGGGCTCCAGAACGCGCGTTCCCTGACTGACCCATGCCGTCCCCATGCCTGGCGCTGGAACACCAGCATTGAGCTGCACGAACTGGCGTTCGTGGCTGATGCGGTGGACATCCGGGATCGCGGTCGCCAGTAGGCCGCCAGGCTTCAGGTAGCGGGTGTACAGCCAAACCGTGGGATTCGCGCCCCACGGCGGCGGCGCAATGTTGCCGGCCGCCACATAGCGGTTTCGGTTGATGATGTTCGCCTGCCCGCTTTGGTAGGCGACAAATCCGGTCGGCTGAACCGTTCGGTGCTTGTTCTGTGCGTTGTGGGATCCGATGACGTTCGAATTGAAGCCGTAGGCCGAAACGAACGTGCTGTACTTCCAAGCCTTGGCGGCGCCGAACACTTGGTGCGACGATCCTACAGGCAACACAAAGCGATACTGAGTACGGATCGCCGGTGGCGGTACCATGGAATCGCTGAATCCGCCCGGGAAAACCGTTTGGCCCCCTACCGGCGGCAACTCACCCCACTGAAGCAGCACAGCATTGGACGCTGGCGGCACGTAGCCGGGGTCAACGGTAGAGAAGTCGAGATCCGCCGATGCGTGCGGGTCCGGAAGGATTGTCCGCACTACCCGGGCATCGCGCGAGAGCAGCGGTGGCTGAATGCCCCAAGCTCCGATGGTTCCTTCGGGAAGGTTCGCCGGCGGGCCGCCACCCAGCGTGACGTTGCGACTGCTGGAGGGGACGTAGCCGCTGGGTACTGCGTCAAAACGCAGCTCTACGCCCGTGGTCATAGCTACTCCAGCACGATGCGATCGGCGATCACAGCGTTGATCAGCGGCGAGTTCTCATCGTCCAGGCCGACTACGTACATGGTGGTACCCACCTTCGCGATGACCGGAATTTCGAACAGACCTGATGAGTCGCTGCGTCCTCTACCGATCACCGACCCTGTTTCGCGCTCGTGAACATGGACGATGCGGGTAGCAGGCTGGCCAGCCTGGTCCACGACGGTGCCCGAGACGGTTCCACCGTAGATGGAGCATGTCACCAGTGTGACACCACCCTGAACGATCGTAGTCAGGTCGGTGGAAGACACCACAGTGGTGCCGTTGAGGACCACCAGCTTGATGGGGAGTCCAGCAGTTTGGGCGGTGTTCTTGATGGCCACATCAATTTGCCTGCCCGGAACGACACGCGCCACGAATTGGACGTTTTCACTGGATCGGTTATGCGTGCCGCGAAATAGCGCCAGGTCGGCGTTGTAGTTGCCCGAAAAGCTGGTAATACCTGAGTCGACACCAGTCGGGTGGAAGATAATCGCCAGGCGCAGCCCGCAGTTGATCGAGTAGTACCGGCTAACTCCTGCGATCGCCTGTGAGTAGTGCGTACTGGCCGAGGTGAACTGGTAGGGGACAATCTCCACACCGCACTCGGTTGAAACAACCAACCTATCGGCCCCGCCGGTCCACAACGGCGGGATTGGTAGCAGCGTCGCACTATCATCGGTGCTCGGCCAGCTAGGGTTATAGGCAGTCGTTGAGCCTTGGAAGTCGGCCACCCAGGCGGTATAGATGTCGTCGAGCGATGTCGCACTGGTGACGAATGATGGAGAGACGAATTTTTCGCCGTCCAGGTCGATGGTGTCGGCCATTAATTCGCTCCTTCAACCGGTTGACCGAGGATCGTTTCGTCTGGCCAGTAGCCTTTCGCCTGGTGCCACTGGGCATAGCGCTCCAGCAGCACCCTGTCTCCGACCTGGGCGCCGTAGCGCACACCGTAGTCGATAGCCCACTGCTGCTGGCAGCGGTCGGGCGGACATGGAGCCTGCTCGTGAACGAACATCTGGAACGGAGGCAAGGCGCCTACAGCCTTCCAGTTGACGTACATTTCCTGGCTCGGCGTCAGTTCAATGGGCCTGGGCTCGATACCCTTGACACCGATACCCTGCGCTGGCGGCTTGCCCGAGCCACTCATCAGCCTCATGCAGCCCTCACAATCACAGGGGCGTTCAAGCGGCCGGCATGCCACGCAGTGACAGCCGGCATTCTTCTCGTGCGGGTGTTGATGCCCTTGCATTTCGCACTCCTGCGCGCAGGCGCTCAGACCTTGAAGATTTTGTTGGTGCCGTTATCCCAGGTGACGATGATGTCGCCGCCGTTGGGGGTGATCGGCAGGCCGGTAGCCGTGTCGATGAATGCAATCAGCGGGCTGGTGGACTCGGTACCGGTGTCCTTGTAGATGATGATTGCCTCGATGCTCGCGCCGGACACACTGGTGAACGTCACATCCGCACCGTCGGCGGCGCCGCCAGTGGTGGTCTTCGCGGTAAGAGTGACCGGGCCAGCGATCCGGGACGACGACGGGATATCCGACAGGTACTGGTGGATCGCAGTCTGCGGCGTGTAGGCGCCGGTATCGACCAGGATCACCTTGATCGTGTCGGTCATCCAGTTGAACTGGCCCTCCAGGAAGCGCTGGCGGGCATAGTCATAGAGGGTATTTGCCATCAGGGGTGTGCTCCAGGTCTTGGAGCGCACTCCTGCGCGCTGCTGCGGGGTTTTGAATAACGGTGCCTTCGTCGGCCGAAATCTGCAGGCGCGCCACCTGCCCGGACTTCTTTTCCAGGCGGATGGCAGTACCATCGATCAGCAGTACCTCTCCGACCTTCAGGTCCACGCTCATCTTCTTGCTCATGGCCAGAATGCCTCTACATGGTGAGGAACATCCTCACGGGTGATGCGCCGCAGGTCGGAGTCGGGGCGCTCGCCGAAGTAGGCCGTGAAAGCGGCTTCGGCCAGCGCGGCGCGGTTCGGATCGAACGACTCCATGTCGGGGATGCTGAAGCCGCGATGCAGCGCCCACTGGACCAGATGCCGGTGGTGCTCGGCGTGAATCTCCGGCTGCGCGGTGTCCTTGTCGGCCAGCGCCATGTCAGCCAGGGGCGTGCGGTAGCCCTCCACGCGCAGAATGCCAGCCCGGTCGGGGGTTGGCACCAGGCGCAGCGAAGTGTCGCCCTGGATTGCGTACAGCGGCTTGCCGGTGCATGCGCGCCATTCCGGCAGCTCCACGTCCAGCACCTCGGCCGACTTCAGCACCGGCATGGTCGGGCGCGACATATCGGCCGGGTAGAAGCCCAGGTGCGACAGTTCGTATAGCGACGCATGCAACTGGTAGACGGCAGTTCCGGCGACCACCTCGGTGCGGCACACGGCGTCGGCCTGGCTCTCGTGGATCAGCCTGCCGCGCACGGCGGCTTCGCGCACTGCGTCGTTGAGCCAGTCGGCCACGTCCTGGTCCGACCAGAAATACGGCTCCACCATGTCGTTCGCGTCCGTGCGAACTCGGCGGATCAGGTCGGACAGCGTCATACCGCGCCACCGAACTGGTCGATGCGCGCGTGGACGGCATCACGGGAACGCGCCAAGCCGTGCTGCTTGACCAGGTTCAGGCCGTAGCGGTCCTTGGCGAATGCCGCCAGGCTGGTGAAGTCGGCGAAGTTGTCCACCTCCCGGTGCAGGGCCGATAGGTCTTCCTCCTTGCGAGCGCGCTCCTGCTGGGCCTGCTGAGCCTGCGCGATCACCTGCTTGGTGTCGTCGCCGGCCGGCGCGGGGCCGGTGGAGCGCTTGAACAGGTCGCGATGGTTGAGGAATCGACGCGCCAGGTCGCCGGGCACGCTACGCACCTGCCCTTGGGTGAACATCAGCCCGGAGCCATACAGGCGGTCGGTGAAGCTTTCCCGCGGGCCGATGTACTTGATGGGCACGCCGTTATCCAGCATGGGAACGCCGTCGCTCGCCATCTGCGCCACCAGGGCCGCATTCTTGCCTAGCACCTCGTTGAGTTGGTCTTGCAACTCAGCCACGCGCGCGTCGGCGTCCAGGCTCCCAGCGTCCGGGATGTCCTTGAGTGCATGAACCACGGCGCGGAACAGATAGTCCTTGACCTTCTGCGACTCGGGCAACTCGGCGTAGGGAACGCAGCACGGGTGCGTCTTCGCCTCGAAGTCCTTGACCTCGCCATGGACCCAGCCGTTGGCCAGCTTGTCCGCCAGCCAGGACTCATGGGACTGCTCGGGGGTGGTGTCTGGGTTGTCCAGGTGGAGTTGCACGCCGGCCAGGATGCCGCGCTGCATGTCTTCCGGGCACTCGGCGAACGGTGGTGCCACCTTGTCGCCGATGGCGAGGCAGTAGGCGGAATTGATCGCGTGGGCGATGGTGGCGATGAGGATGGGTTTCATGAATGTCCTACTCCTGCGTGACAGAAGGGCCAGCACGGGCCAGCCCTTCGTGGGGCGGCGGCGCTTAGACTGCGCCGAGGCGCTCGCCGAGGACGATCACCTGGAGCTTGCCCGCCTCCGCGACGGCAGCGCCTTTGATGGTGATAACCAGATTGGCGTCCTTGGGCAGCGCGAACAGCGCCTTGCTGGAACTGGTGCGCAGGCGCGCAGCGGCCGACAGCAGCAGGCCAGCGCCGAAATATGCGGCGTCCTGCGGATAGGTCGCGTCGTCCACGCCGTCGGCGTAGGCAAAGCCCACGTCAGCGGTCACGCCAGCACCGAAGTGGTCGGAAATCACCAGTTGCAGGTCTTCGGCGACGAAGCCGGCGGGCAACGGGAACTCGAACGCCACGACATCGCCAACCGCCAGCGCGGCGGCGGCATTGCTGTTGAGCAGAACGCCGGCCGCGTTGGTCGCGAGCTGGTAACGCAGGGTGGTCAGGTTGCCATACGGCGTGACACCGCCGAACTGGCCGCCGAGCGGGATGGTCTTGTACTGGGCCATAACGGGCCTCCTTTCAATCTGGACGAAGGAAAGGGCCGGGATCACCGACCCTTGTCGCTTACTTGCGGGGGCCGATGATCTTGACCGCGGTGTCGATCGCCATCACGCCGTGGTCGGTGTACTCCAGGCCGTTGGTCGCCTCGACGGCGAAACGAATCTTGGAGCAGCCGAGGATCGCGCCGATCAGCAGTTCCAGCTTGTCGCCGTGGTCCATGTCCTTCTCGGACCAGAAGAACGGCATGCCGGAGTGCTCGGAAGCCGCCCAGGCTTGCGCCAGGGCCTGACCGCCCAGCAGCAGGGCGCGGTCCACCGCGTACTGATTGCCGAAGCTATCCGGCACCACGGCGCTCGACTCGGCTTCCGAGTTGTAGTCGGCGCAATACTTGATGGTGTCGCCCGCGTAGAAGCGGATCGGCTTCGGCATCTTGATGATGAGGGTGTTGGACCACAGGCCCGCATCGACGCGGAAGATCGGGTGCTGCTTGGCGTTCGACGCGCGTGCCAGTGCGGCAGCCTGCCAACTACGGAACTTCTCCTGCTTGGCGAAGCTGTTGTACTGGGCCGGCGAGCACAGCAGGACGCGGATCGGCGAATCCTCAGCGGCCTCGTCGCCCTCGAACTTCACGGGCGGCGGCGGCAGCTCGATCTGGTCCATGTAGGTGGCGATGGAGTCGACCACATCCACGTCCAGCACGTCGGCGGTGGTGATGTTGTACTCCCCCGCATTCGGCGCAACGCCAGTGATGGCATCGGCGCTGGCCACGAAGTGACGGTTCTTGGTCGGCGCCTTGACGCGGTTGACCAGCATGTCAGCCAGCTTCGGGTGCGTCTCCAGCGGGAGGCACCACTCCTTGTTGTAGTGGTTACCACGGGCGCCGGCCAGGTGAACCAGCATGGACTGGTCCAGATAGGCGTCCATGAACCACTTCGCCTTCGGACGGCCGAGGCGGCGCAGGTCGTAGGGGTTGCGAATCTGCGACATCACATCGCCCAGGTCCACCGGGAAGCGGGCTTGGTTGACGCGCAGTTGGTCGCTGCCGATCTTCAGGCCAGTGCCCTTGCCCTCGGCGTACTCGCTACCCATGATCGGGAAGGCGTTCGCCGGCTGCACGAAGTGGAAACGCACCTCGTCGCCCTTGTTGCGGCCCAGGTCCTGGGCCTGGACGATGGGAAGCTCCAGGCTCGACTGGCCCTTGGTCTTCTTCTCGGCGTCGCTGGTGCCGCTCGGCATCTTGCCGGTCAGACGGTTCAGGGTCGAGTTGCGGCCCTGGCAGAGCGCGAACAAGCCGGCGGCCTGTTGGATCATCGCGTTCGGATCACCGTAACGCATGGTGGTTTTGCTTGCGGTCATGGGGTAGCTCCCTTACATGTTCCGGTTCAGGAATGCCTCGACCTGATCGGGGCTCATGCCGCGCAGGGCGTCTGACATGGATGCCGGATCCATTGCGGCGATGGCCTCGAATCGGTTGCCAGCCGGAGGCTTGCCGCCCGGGATATCCGAGAGACTGGCCGGCGGTTCGGTCTTGGCTTTGTTGATGGCAGCCTGGGCCGCAGCCTTCGCGTCTTGCGCGTTCGGCTGCTGCTGCGACTGCTGAGCGTTTCCGGTGGCGGACTTGAACGAACCGAACAGTTCGATGACATCGGCCGCGGTGCCGTCTTCCAGCACCTTGGCGATGCTCGCGCGCTCATAGGACGGACGGGACGCCACCCAGTCCCCGAACTCCTTGCTCTCCGCAATGGAGTCGGCGTCCGGGTGGGCCTCGTAGATCGCATTCAGGTGGGCGCTCGCGGCGCTCTCGGCTTCCTTCTTCTGGATCGGTGCCAGCTTCTGGTCCACGAGTGCGCTCACGCGCGCTTCCACTTTCGCGTCGATCAGCTTCTGGATGCCTGCGGCCAGCGCTTCCTCGCTGAAGTCTCCGAAGATCGCCGGGTCAACCCCCTGATCCATGGCAGCCTGAGCCGCCGCCAGTTGGTTGTCCTGCGACGTCGGGGCCTCGCCTGCCGTGGCGCGCGCTGCTGCCTCATCCCGCAGGCGTTGTAGCTCTGCCTGCGCGGCCTGGGCCTGGGCTTTCCAGTGCTGTTCTCCCTGTCTCGCTTCCACCAGCTTCTCGTAGCCGATGGTGTGCTTGCCGTCCTTGGCCAGGATCACGGCGTTCTCGGCGTTTAGCTCTTTGGCGTCGGGCGTCTTGCCCTGTTGGTCGCCACCAGCCGAAGCGCCGGCGTCACCCGCACCCTGCTGCGCGTCGGTGTTCTGTTCGGTGTTGTCTGCCTGATCGGCGGCATCGGCGCTGGCCTCGCCAGCATCGCCGGCACCCGCGTCGGCTGCGACGTTGGGCTCGTCGCTGTCCAGCATGAAATTGCTGGTATCGCCCATTGCCAGTTCAATCATCCTGGCAGCCTGTTCAGGTGTCGGCCGTCCACCGTCTATCTCTTGGAAAAGCTCGTCTTTTTTCATGCCTATCCCGCCACATATCGCCGTGGCCGCAAGGGTCATCAGCAATGCGGATTACTCCGCGTCTCGCCGGCGTTCGGAGACGCCTTGGCTTGGGCGGCAGTGTCGGAGACAGGTGCAGGAAGAACGAAACCCTACAGGGGGTGGCCCGGTAGGGTTTCAGGTTGGCGAGTTGTAGCGGAGGTGTGTCAGGGCTGCGGCAGGTTGTCAGCCGTACTCGGCGTCTCTATTCCGCGCTGGCCGGTCGGGGCTTCGGCCGGCACCGGCGGATATGTCGGGCTGGTGTTCCTGCGTACCGGAGCTTCCTCGGCCTCAGCTTCTGCCGCTGCCGGCCCCTGCCCTTGGATGTAGGGCGACTTGATGTTCATTGCCGCCGTCTGGTCGGCTACGGGGTAATTCGGGTCGTCACCAGCAGGGTTCGGGCGCTGGTATCCGGCGCTCTGCATCACGGCGTCGGCGATCGGCGCGATCATCGGCATCTGCGCAATCTGGGCGCCGGCCTGCATGGCACTGAATGCGGCCTGCACCCCGATCTGCACTGCCTTGGCGTTCATCCCACTGATTTCGCTATCCGCCTTACGCTCCTTGATCTCCAGTTCGCGCAGCTTGATGTCGTTTCCGGCCTTGGCCAGGGCGTCCTGCACGGCCTGGTCGATCTGCTGCTGGATCTGCTCCGGGGTCTGCTGTTGATCAACGGCTCGGATGGCCTCCACCACGTCGCGCTTGAACGGCACGTCCATGAGGCTGACCAGGAACGGCAGGACAGCAGCCTGGTACTGCGGCGGCATGCTCTTGACGGCCTCGGACATCGCATTGAGCTGCTGGCCGCGGTAGCTGTTGGTGCTGGGAACGTCCTCGAGGGCGACCTTGATCCGAGTGCGCAGCAGATCATTGGACAGGTAGGCGGCGCCGGTCTGAGGATCGCGCTGCGGCTCGTTGAGCACCACGACACGATCGGCGGTCACGGCATCGCCTTCGATAACCACCTCAGTGCGCTCCTGGCCGATGTCCTCGACGATCATTGCCAGCAGCAGTTCGCCCACCAGAGTCCGGCCGGCGCGGAAGTTGTCCATGATCCGGCCAATGGACTGGTTGCTCTGCTCGATCTGCTGCTGTTCCTGGATGCCGCTGGTGGCCGTGCCTTTGCGCCCCTGGAAACCGGCCGTGATGTTGCTTACGCGCTCGATGGTGGCGCGGTTGTCCTGAAGCATCTGGAAATGCTGGTCGGTCAGGGTGTAGTCGCGCTTTACCTCGAAGCGAGCGCCCCTGTTGCTTGCGAAGTGCTCAGCGTTCAGCACGATGTCGGCATCCGGACGTGCGATCTGCCGGCGTAGTTGGGCGTCGGTCATATCCACCGCGCCCTTGGTACGCTCCACTCGAGTGACGCTCATGCCCCAGCGGAGCTTGGACATACCGCTATTCAGGCTGTCCTGGGCGTACTTCATGCCGCGCACGTACCCGTATGGAATTCCGGTGGCATCCTCGCGGAAACCGAAGAACGGGACGTAGGGGAAGTGGCGATGTGTGTATGGGCTTGGCCCATCGTGCAGGCAGTGCGGCCCGAGCCAATAGGAGCGGCGCACGCGGGATACCGTCACCTTCTTCGGTGAAATGCGGCCGGACGCCAGCGCGATGTTGTGCGCCAGGTTGTTCGGGTCGTACTCGACGACTCGGCCATCGGGCGATTTCAGGACGTGGACCTGCACCCAGCGGCGATACCAGAGTTCCACCAGGCAGATTTCCTTGCTGCTTGGGTTGTACCAGCGGTCCTCCTGCACGGTCCAGGCCCGCGCCTCGTTCCATGCGTTGTGTAGACCGGTGGATGTGCCGCCTTCCATCATTCCGAGATCGGGCTGGCCCCACCAGGTGCTGCCGTACTTACCTACCATGCGGATCAGCTCGGCATGCTCCGGGAACACCAGGGCAATGCGATCAGGTGACAGCCAGCGCTGCCGGCGCAGGAAGCGGCAGGCCTCCCAGTCGTCGCCGCACTTCATGTCCCAGTGAATTTCGTCGCGGCGGATAGGCCGGCAGCGGTACGGGAACTTGAACGGGTCCGACTCGCGGCTGACTTCTACCCAGCCGATACCGCACGCGATCTGCGGCCGGAACGCTTCGGAGCATGCGCGGTCGGCACCAGACTGGCGCTCTGCCGTGTTCAGCCGGTAGTTCAGGGCGTCGGCCACGTCCTGGCCACCCACGTCACCGTTCGGCGTCACGCGCCAGTCTGTGCGAGTGACGGCCTCGTAGCCTTGCAGGGACAGCAGGGCCGGGCCAATCAGGTCTTCTACCGCGGGCGGGATGCCCAGTGCCTGCTGGCGACGCAGCAGGTCGGTGTCGAGCTGGTTCCCGTCCGCGTAATCCATTTCCTTGTCGGCGACGGCGCGCCACGCGGGCTGGTCCTCGATTTCGTAGTTGATGTCGGCGTACTCGTCCACGGTCAGCGGCGTGTCGCCGGCCGGTGGCAGGCCATTCATGTACTGGCGGTCATTCTCAGTGATCTGCATGTCGTGTCCTCACAGTCGCCAGTCAGGCGCTTCCGCTTCCTCGTAGGTGCGTTCCATTTCGTTGGGCATGATTTCCACGGCCTGGCCGACGTAGCGGAACATGTCGGAGCCGTGGCTGTATTCGTCGTGCAGGGGAGCCATGGCCTCTCCGGTATGCTGGTGCAGGGCGCGGCGGTAGCGCTTCAGGCACTCCACCAGACGCCCGGTCTTGTCCTTGTCGAAGTAGCAGCGCGGGAACAGCATGCGCACGGCCTTGATGCCTTCCTCTATGCTGGTGGCGGCCAGGACGTGGACCTTGCGGCCCATCGCCTGTAGCTGTTCCTCGGTGCTCTTGCCGGTCTGGTAGTTGCGGGTACGACCGTCGTGCGGCAGGTAGTCGATGCCCCAGCGATACGGGCGTTTCTCGATCTGCGCCACGTACCAATCCAGCGTGCGATGGCTGTCCTCGATGTAGTCGATGATTCGCACGTCCATCGGCCCGCGCTGGACAAAGCCGATGGTCATGGCGTCGTTCCAGCCCAAGTCCCATACCGTGTGGACGGGTAGCAGAGGGTCGTATGGCACCGGGCGAACGCGCCCGCTTTCCATCAGGTCCAGGATTTCATGGCGGTAGATGGCACCCTCGGCCACGGTGCGCGGCTTGCCTTCCCATATGTGCTCGTAGTCCTCCTGCGACATGGAGCGCTTGGCGCGCAGGCGCTCCTGGTTGAGGACATCAGGGAACCACGGGTTGTCGCGCCAGTTGATTTCGCAGAGCCACACGTCGTCATCCGGCGCGGCGCAGAACCGCACGTAGGTGTCGTCGGTGTCCATCGCCGGGTTGAGCGTCAGCCATATCTCCGATCCGTCCTTGCGGATGGTCGGGATCAGCACATCCCAGGACTTCTTGCACACGCCCTGGGCTTCTTCCACCCATACGATGTCCACGCCCTCAAAGGACTTGATGGAATCGACGGTGTGCCCTTGCAGTCCGGAGAACAGGAACAGCGTGCCGTTGCGTCCACGAATCTCGGTGTCCAGCACCTCGTAGAACTCGGTCAGGCCGAGCTTGACGATGTAGTCGCGCAGCAGCCGGTGAACCGAGTCGCGCATAGACTTCTGGATTTCCCGCGCGCAGAGGATGCGCAGGGGGTTGCGCGCGCCCATGTCGAGCAGCACCTGGGCCACGCCATGGGACTTACCGCCGCCGCGCCCACCACGCATGACCTTGTACCGGCGCGCCTCGTACAGTGGCGCCAGTTTGAAGGGGAGCGTGATGTTCAGGTTGAGAGGCGCAGCGACGAAGGTGGTCACTCGTCGTCACCTCGTGGCTTGGGCTGCACGAAGGTGACTGTGCTCTTGACCTCTATGGCGCCACCATTCGCGCCAGTGTGCTCGTTGGTGATGCGGTCGCCATACTTCTTGGGCGCCATCTTCGACGCCAACCACTTTCGAGCATCTACGCGCAGCTTCGACCTGGAGATATGGTCGTAGTCGACATGCGTGCGGCCTTCATCGTCCGTGTATGTGTCGTTCGAGCCGTCGTCAGCGATCTGCAGGATCTCCTCGGCGAGCGTGTCGGCCTGTGCCTCGCGCGCACGCGCGTACTGCTCTCGCAAATCTGCATGCTGCTCGTCGGCCAGCCACCGGAGGAACGTGGACATCGCCGGCATACCCGGTAACTGGCATACCTTCCGCAGGCTCATGCCCTCGGCAAGCGCGGTACAGACAGCCAGGCCGACAGTGGGCGTATACCTGCTCGGGCGACCCGGTGGCCGTTTCGCTGCGGTCTTGGCTGGGGGACGTGCGGAAGCCCCAGTAGCGCGCTTCTTCGCTACCGGGGCCTTCTTCGGTTTGGTGCTGGGCTTCTGAGTCATGACCCGGAATTGTCCGGGCCAGAGGGGATGGGTCGAACCTTACAGGGGGATCATGCAGGTTGGCGAAAACCCTAATCGTTCTGATAATTGTGACAGGCATCTCGTTTTTGCTACGGTCCCCACCTGCTTATGCGAAGTAGATGGACGTTGGAATGGACGAGATACTGAGGCGTCGATTACGGGCAGAACTGCTAGAGGTAGGTTTCCTCAATCAGTGCTGCCTGGACTTGATGGCAGCCATGGAGTCGGAGTTTCACCTCACTCAGGATCAGCACGAGTGCATTGAGCAACTGAGCCGATTCCTGCAGGAAGGAATCGGCAGGTTGACGGCTCTGTCTGAGCGAGTGGCCGCTGGTGATATCGTCGCCCTATGCTGAGTCTATTGCACAGCAGCGACATCACTCATGGCTAAGGCGAGTTGCCCGCCATCGGTCCTGTCTGCGCGCAATGCTGCCACTTCTCTTTCCAGCTTCCGTATCTTGATCGCCAGCTCTGCGGCCAGTATCTGGTTCGAATGCCCGATATCGATCGCTGCGAACTGCTGAGCCGCACCCGCCAGAAGTTCACCGAGCATCCGCTTCTCCGCTGGCGTAAGCGTAATGACGTGATCATCGCTGATCTCGACCTTCGCCCAGCCACCTGGTATCTGCGTGATAGTGATCGGCCTGGGCGGATCGAACTGCGGTGCCGGTACGAACACTCCGCGCTCGACGCGCAGCACCAGCAAGTCGTCCACCAGGACGGACAGGCGGTCATCGACAACGCCGGGCTTCAACCCCGTGAGTTCGACCAGGGTCTGGCGAGTGACGATCTGCTGCTGGCTGTGCAGTTCCCGAACTGCGTCGAGTACAACCTGGGTCGAAGATTTCTTCATCTGCTCTCCCCTTCAGCGATGAGCCCGTGTTGACGCAGAATGCGCCACTGCTCCTGCAGCCACTCCTTGAACCGAGGGTCAGCCATGCCCTACTCCCCTCCCCATCTTGCGCTTCAGCTCCCGAGACAGCGCTCGATACTTGGCCTTGATCTCCTTCAGTTCATCGATAGGAAACCGCCGGGGCTCGTGCGGCCCCTCTAGCCATTCGACTTTCTCGGCGCCGATGCGCTGGACCAAGCGAATGCGGTACTCCACCGCGTTGCCGGACATGTCCCTGTTGCAACGCACGCACTGCCGATGCACGTTCAGCGGCTCGAAGCGCAGAGCCTGACAAGCACCGACGGAGCGGTAATGCCCTGCATCCCAGCGACTGCCGGTGATCAGCCCTGTGTCACAGGCCGTGGAATCGCAACTGATACATGGCTTGTCGGCGTCGCGCAGGCGAATCCACTCGTTGAAAGCGGCCTGCGCCTCACGCATATGGTCCGAACGGGTCTTGAAGCGTTCCTTGGCCGCACGGATCTCGCGGCGCTCTATCTTCGCCAGAGACTTCCGCTCTCTCTCTCGCTTGGCAGCCGCCACCGCCAATCCGCACTTCGGACTGCACACTGACTGTAGCGATCGCTCCGGGGTGAATACCTCCCGGCACGCCTTGCACGTCTTCTTGCGAGGCTTCTTCGCGGCGACCAGCATCACACCACCTCCTCGGGCATCATGTTGATCATGTCGCCGATCTGCTCTTCGCTCATGCCCGTCCAGTAGTGCTCGATCAGGTGCTGGCAGATGCCCCTCCAGAACTCCAGGAACCTCTCCTCGGGCATTTCGTCGAACGCCAACGACTCCGGCACCAGGCGCGACACGCGCCCCAGCCCGCCCAGGTCGAAATACTCCGAGCTACAGCAGACCCCTGCGTCTCCCTGTAGCTTCTTGATCACCGAGTGCGCATCCATCCCCTGGAACCCATCCGCATTGCGCGCGACCAGTTGGCCCAGGCGGTGGACCAGGCGGTGCTTGCGAACGTCCCGCGGCTGCTTCAGCTCCGCGCGCACTTTTGCGCCAGCCTTATACCCGCGCTCCTTCAGCAGGAACTTGTCGATGCCGCTGTCGGCGACCAGGGCCAGGCGAACCTCGCCGGTGTCCGGGTCGACCATGCGCTTGAACTCCAGGTAGATCGGCCGCCCGGCGCGCTTCCTCTTCGCCGCCGCGCTCTTGGCCGGCGCCTGGGTTGATAGTGCTTCAGCCATGTTGAACCTCCTGGCTCTGTAGCTGATCGATGGTTTGAAGAACCGCGGCGCGCCGACGGTCCATGTCTTCGCGCTCGTGGCGCAGGTGGCGATCACGCAGTCGGACCTTCGCCTTTTCCCTGCGGACCAAGCGCTTCTTGATGCCTTCAAGCCGCCGGCGAAAGTCGTCTGGCACATCCCCCCCACCAGCAGCCTCCCTCGCAAGGGCTTCGCGGGTCAGTGGGTCATTCGTCAGTGCCAGCAGCCGGTCGGAGGGTCCAGTCAGCAGCCCGGCGATTGCGCTGCCGGCCGGCGTAACCGGCTCGAGTACGTGCTGTTCGAGCAGCAACCGCGCTGCCGGCGCCGGCAGACGCCCCAGGCGTTCCGCTTCCTCGATCGCAGCAGCTCGGCGGCCCGCATCGCTGCCCAACGACAGCGACCACCTGGCGGGCAGCGCCTGCTGCCTGGCACGAGTGAGCAGGCGCTCGTAGGCGGCAATGAACGCCATGCGCGCGCCCACCCGGTCACCACGCCCCTTCAAGAGCGGTGCGGCGACCACAGCCGCCTGCTGGATTTCCGGCGTCATAAGTACCGTTTCAGCCTCGTCGAAGCTCTGCAGGGCGATCGCCCAGGCCTCGTTCGGCTCGGGTCGACCGTCGGCGGATTCGACATTCCGAAGTACAGCGGCCACCGTGAAGCGGCCACCCTCCCTCCGGACGGCCTGAAGCGCGGCGGTCAGCACTGGCTCTTCGTAGGCAGCCAGGTCTTGAACCATGAGTTGGGCAGCGGCCGGCGTGAGTTGCTGCCCCATTGCCTCTGCGGTGCCAAACAGCGCCAGCAGGAGTTCGTCTTGTTGTTCAGGCGTCAGCATGGGCCGCCCTCCTCGCGCGCTGCTCGGCCAGGGCCTGTTCAGCGGCGGACAAGTTCGATGCGGTGTTCTCCTGCTGGCGTGCCTGCGTTCCGGTGGTCGGGCGGTTGGTCAACCACATCGTGTGGTAGCCCTCAGCGTTCGCCAGCAACAGGCCGAGGGGATGGTGCTGAGCAATCAGTCGAGCATCGTGGATGCACTTGACGTAGAACGCGGCCACCTTTGGCGCGTCGGCCTGGCCCACACGATCGATCAGCTTCGAAAGCTTGCCGGCAACCGACGCGTTCCAAACCGGCCAAGCGGTGTATCGAGTGCGATAGGCCATCGCGTAGTTGGCCCATGTGCGGTACGCCTTGCAGTTCGGGTCTTTCGGGCCTGGCATGTCGGCCGGTATCTGGCAGCGCGGCCCGGGCTCTTGCTCGGCGCCGACGAATTCCCCGCCCGGGGCCGGCGCAGCCTCCCCGGCAATATCCTGATTGGTACCCTGATTACTGGTTACCTGATTTGTCGGAGATTTTTCCGACCCTGAACGGATTTTTTTCCGACCTACCCCGGATTTTTTTCCGATCTTGGTCGGAGATTTTTCCGACCTGCCTGCATCGGATTTTTCTCCGACCTCGGAAGAATTTCCGACCTCGGATTTTTCTCCGACCTGGGTCGGATATTTTTCCGACCCGTCCAGTTTCCGATTCCACTCCTGCCCCTTCGCAGTGAGCCGCACGAGTGTGATGGTTGCTGTGCTCGACAGATCGATCACACCGGCCGCAGCGATCTGCTTCAGCAAGCGGTACGCCGTGTCCGGCTTGTCCGTCAGCAGCGGCAACTCCTCGAGGATCTTCGCTTTGCTCAGGGCGTAGAAATCACCTGCGGGCGTCTGAACCAGGCGCGCCCAACTCGGGCACTCGTAGACGAAGGCGAACAGCAGCGCCTGCTGCGAGTTCAGCCCCCACTCGAGCGCTTTCGCTTGATTGATCGTCACGGTGAACTGCATGTCAGCCCTGTTCTCGGTTCCCATAGGCCCTGGTTCTTCTGCGCCAAGCGCTGGCTGACGCATCTACTTGCAGCAGTCACTCCTGCTACGAACCAGTCCATGTCAAGAAACGAAGCGCACCTTCTGGGCCGGAAAGGTGCGCACCTCCTCGGCAGTGAAAGTCCCGTCAGCATGCGCGGTGACGTAGATGTCACGACCAACACGCAATGCCTTGCTGAGTGCCCCTTGAGTGATGCCGAGTAGCGCCGCAGCCCTGGACTGCCCGTGCTCGGAGGCAAATGTCTTGATGTGTACTCGGTTCATGACCGCTCTCCAAAGTGTTCCTCACACCAGAATATTACCTGTGGCATTTAAACATTTCAATGCTATAGGCATTTGCTGAAATATTACCTGTGGGAATACGATTCGAAGATGAGCAAAAAACCTCTTCCACCAGACAGAAAAGACGAGTGCCTTCAACTGAAGGCCATCTTCAACAGCAGAAAGCGTGACCTCGGTCTAACGCAGGAGAAGCTCGCCCACCTCCTTGGGATCAACCAAAGTTCCGTTAGCCACTATCTGAATGGCGTGAACCCTCTGAACGCCCAGGCAGCGGCGGCATTCGCAGAAATTCTCCAGGTTCATGTTCGGGAGTTCAGTCCGCGCCTAGCGGACGAAATAACGGATATGGCGAAGACTCTCCGGCCGTCGCCTAAAGCGGAGACAGAGGGCGAACTTACGCCCATGTCCAGTTTCGAGGTGGGGGACCCGCTCGACCCGGATGAGGTTGAAATACCGTACTTCGACGAGATCCAAATCGCCGCGGGGGACGGTCGCTATCCCGACCGTGAGCAGGCCAAGCAAAAAATCAGGTTCGCGAAGGCTGGTCTGCGCGAGTCGGGGGTGGATCCAAAACATTCGGTCTGCGTGAATGTCAGTGGCAACAGCATGGAGCCTCTGATTGCCGATGGCGCCATCATCGGGGTTGACCTATCCGCCCATACGATAATCGATGGCGAGATTTATGCGTTGAAACACGATGACATGCTACGGGTGAAGTTCGTCTACCGATTGCCTGGTGGTGGCATCCGCCTACGCAGCTTTAACCGTGACGAATACCCAGACGAGGAGTACACCAAGGACCAGATGCGCGAGAACAACCTCAGCATCATGGGCTGGGTATTCTGGTGGTCGGTACTCAGGCGTAGGAAGCACTGATACGCGCCTTGCTTAACAAGCCCCGCCCCACGCGGGGCTTTTCCATCCTACCAGGCCTCCTCCTCCCTCTCCTGCTTCTCCCACTTAAGAGTGACGGTACCGTCATCGTTAAAGATCAGCTCAAGACCGTCCGTCTCGGCAAGTACTCCCATCACTCCCTCCCAGGCTTCATCGGAATCCGTGTCCAGCCGGTGAATTGTCACCATCCTCAGATCCTGAGCCTTCGGTGAGTTGATCATCTCTGAAACGCGCAGGCCCAGCCGTTCGGCTGCCGTCAGCGGTTTCACCACCTGCTGCTTCTTCTGTTGCTTAGCCATAAGCACCTCCCGTTAGCTGTATATAAATACAGTATACCCACCACCTCACCCATTCAACCTGTGCCTGATGAGCGTTGGAAAATTTTATTACCATCAGCATTGACATTACTTAAATGCCACTGGTAATTTTTATCTCATCGACACAGAACATCGTGACGACAACAAGCCGGAGACTCGCCGGATAGCCAGGTAGGTGGCGAAAAACCTCCCCCAGCCCCGTGGAGTAGGCCTTTGAAACTGCCTACCAACAGACAGGGACCGACTGGAGCCAAGCAGAAATGCGCCCATCCGCAGGTGGCGCGATCAGTAACAGCGGACCGCAACATCGATTTCCTAGATGCCCCTCGCCAGTACGGGAGGGGCATACGGGAAACCACAACGAGAGGAAACACCGATGTTCAAGAAAGGCCAGTCCGTGATCCTGACCAACCCGCGTGGCGTCGCGAAGGAAGGCAAGTTCCTGCGCACCATCAACAAGGGCACCGGCCGCGGTGGCGGTGAGTACCTGGTCGTCGAAGTGAACGGCAAAGAGCTGCAGGCCCGCGCCTGCAAGGTGAAAGCCGCATAAGGAGCATGCCCCGGTTCGCCGGGGCTTTACCGCCCTGGAGGGCAGACGATGCAGATCGAAATCGAACTGGCGCCTAAGCCAGTCCCGCACCCAGCGATTGCTGGATGGCTACAGGCAGCGGATGAGGCTGAGCGCGCCGGCCTGACCTTCGCTGCGAACACTTACCGGAGCACCGCACGCAGCATCGAGTTGGAACAGGAAACTGGCGTTCCTGTATGCGCATGCTGCTTCAAGCCGTTCGGGCGCGGCGTCCTCCATCAGTAGCCCGCCGCCCTGCCAGTAGCAGGGCATCACCAGCCCCACCGAACTCTATCCGGAGACACACGATGAAGCGAAACGCCAACCCGGCGGCGACCGTTGCTGCCTGGAATTCCGCATACCCCGTCGGCACCGAGGTCGACTACCGATTCCATCGCGGCGCGGCGCCGAAGCGCACCCGGACGACAACCGAAGCCCAGGTGCTCGGCGGACACACTGCTGTCGTCTGGCTCGCCGGAGTGCCCGGTTGCGTTGCCCTTTCCCACTGCGAGCCGGCCTGAGCCCGCACGTCCAGCATTCTGAACGGAGGCACACATGCTGATCCTCACCCGCCGAGTCGGCGAAACCCTGCACATTGGCGACGACATCACCGTGACCGTCGTCGAGAACAGAGGCGGCCAGATCCGCCTCGGAATCGTTGCTCCGGAAGCGATGGCCATTCATCGCGCCGAGATCTACGCCCGGGTTGGCGCAGTCCGGCCCGCTTCACCCAAAGACCTGGTTGAAGAGTGGAATCGCATGCATCCGAGTCCGGTGGTCGTTGAGTACCGTCCGCTCCGCGACGGCATCCCCATCCGCACCAGAACGCTCACTCAAGCCAAAGTTTCAGCCTCCGGCATGGCGGTGATCTGGCTAGAAGGTCAGGCCACGCCGGTGCTGCTGCGCAACTGCACCGCTGTTTCCTGACCCCGTTTCATCCCCCCCCCGCTTGCCCGGCTCCGGCCGGGCTTTTTTCACCCCCCATTCGAGAGCACCCACCACGGCGCCCCACCGGGCACGACTGCCGTGTGCCTGGGTGCTGCCGAATGCAGGTGGACCACGGAGAGCACCGATATGGCTTCTATGACGCAACGCACTTGCAAGACCTGCAAGAAGCCTTTCCAGGCTCGCACAGCAGATGTGAGGCGAGGCTGGGGGCGCTACTGCAGCAAGACCTGCAAAGCGGTCGAGCAGGAGCAGCGCACAGGCCAGTTCGCCGAACTGCTGAGCAGACGAAACCAATGCGACGACCTCTACGACGTGGACATCTCCGATTCGGACTGGGGCGCGAGTGATGGTGATTGAACCGTAGCGAGGAGAGCAGCATGCATACCACATACCGCGAGCGCCGCAACCGCGCGGCTTTCAGCAACGCCCAGCACGCCTGGGACTTCGCCAGAGACCCGCTCTGGGACCAGCCGGACCCGGAGCCTGACGACGAAGAGCAGGAGGACAACGATGGACTTCAGCGTTGAACGCGCGGTGCTGATGATCGAGGAAGGCATTACGGCGATGCGCCGATCACCGTTCCCGCGCCCGGACCAGAAGTTCATCCACGGCCAAATTGAACTGGCCTATGCGGTCGGCTTCATCGACACCCGTATTTACGACGACATGCGCCACCGGCTCGACGCCGCGTCGGACGCCCGCTGGGCAGAACTCAGGAGCACTCGGGTATGAATCCAATCACCCGCTTTCAAGTCCGGGCCGGCCGAGACGCAGCTAGCCGCTGTGAGTTCGTTCGGGAAACGAAGGCCTACTACGTTCGAGCCGACGGCACGCGCATCGCGAAGCGCGCTGACTGGTACAGGTTCTACGCCACCGAACAGGAAGCGCAGTCTGCAATCGAGCGCGACAACCGCAAGCGGGCGGAATGCGCAGCACGGCGGCGCGTTGAAAGCTACGGCCCCGAATTACTCATCGCCCTGGAGCAGGCGTACTGCGCGCTGGTCGGCTATCTGCCGCAGCATCGCAACGCGATCACAACTGCGGCGATCGAGGCGGCCCGAAGCGCAATCGACAAAGCCAAGGGAGGGGCCTCCGCATGAAGCCAAATGCGACTGGCGCCCGGCGGGCGCTCACCGAAGTTGCGTCGGCCATCGGCGTGCTGGCCCTGGTGGCTCCGTTCTACGGCTGGCTGATCTACAGGATGCTCCCGACATGAACGCGAAGCGCAAAGCCATCTGGGTGGGCGGCCTGATCGGCGGCCTCCTCTTCCTGCTCATTCTCGCCCTAGGCCCGATCTGGGGCGGACTGATTACCGCGGAACAACCAGCCACGGCGCCGGCAGCCGTCAAGCGAGCAACACCATGACGAACTTGAATAGCAACATGGCTATCTGGGACCAAGTGAAAGAAACGGACACCAGGTACACAAGGCAGGCGAAGCTCAACGGTCAGGACATGACGTCCATCAACGGCTTGTACATCGTCCGTCGTGCGACTGAGCTATTCGGCCCCGTCGGCAAGGGCTGGGGCTGGAAGGTCTTGGTAGAGCGCTTCGATGAAGGCGCACCGCACCTCGATAAGAACGGTGCGGTCATCTGCCACGACAAGACCCACACCCTGTACATCGAACTCTGGTACCGCCACGACGGGACGATCAATCACGCCCGTCAATACGGGCACACCCCCTACGTCTACAAGACCGAGTGGGGCTTCAAGACCGACCACGACTACGGCAAGAAGTCACTCACCGACGCCATCAAGAAGTGTCTGTCACTCCTCGGGTTCAGCGCCGACATTCACATGGGCATGTTCGACGACACGACCTATGTCGAAGGCCTGAAGCTGAAAGAGCGCCTGGCCGATGCCGGCGATCCCGAGACAGCCCTGGACGAAGCCAAGGACGAATTCAAGACCTGGCTTCGCGCACAACTCGACGCGATCGCCGCGGCACCGAACTCCCGCGCCCTGGAGTTAATGCGTAAGCAAGTCGCCGAGAAGGCCCGCGCCAAAGCGCCAGTCGTCAACTTCAACCCCTCAGAGATTGAGCTGCGCGTGAATGAAGCCGCCGATGAGCGCCTGCGCCAGCTTTCCCCCGCTCCTACCAGCCCCGAGGAATGACACCATGACCATCCTGAAAAATGTTGACCTGGAAAACGGTACCGTCGAGGTCGCCGAGTACAACGCAACCAACGCCGCCCTGGCAAAACTTCGCGAGAAGTACGCGACGCTGCCGGACGCCAATACCGCCGATGGCTACGAGTTCATCAAGGCCGGTATCAAGGAATTGACCACACTGCGCACCAGCCTGGAAGCCGCTCGCAAGCGTGAAAAGGCGCCTTACATCGAGGCAGGCCAGATCATCGACGCCGAGGCGAAGCGGATCACCGCCGCACTGGTGACGTTGGAAGATCCGATGAAGGCCGCCAAGAAGGAGGTCGACGATCGCGTCGAACGCGAGCGCCAGGAACGGATCGCACGCCTGCTGTCGAAGGTCGACGCCATCAAAGGGATGCCGGCCCAGGTACGCGGCAAGACCAGCGACGAGATTGCCGCGATGATCGACCGCTGTGGCGAAATCGACACAGCACACGACTTCTACGACTTGACGAAGGAAGCCCAAGCCGCACAGCAGACGGCCATGGACGAACTGACCCAAATGCTGACCGACCGCCTGGCCTTCGAGCAAGCGGAGCGCCAGCGGCAGGAGTTGGAAGCCCAGCAAGCCGAAATGCGCCGCCGCATGGAGGAGCAACAGGCGGAAATGCGCCGGCAGCAAGAGGAAATGCAACGCCAACGCGAAGAACTGGCGCGCCAGCAGCAGGAGCTTGCCGCCGCGCGCCAGCAGCTCGCCGAGCAGGACACGCCCGTCGCTGTCGAGCCGGAGGCGCCGAAGGCCGAGGTTGCACCAGCGCCCGCCCAGATCAAGCCCGCCGGCAAGGCAGCAGAGCCCAGCGCTACCCAGTGGCGCGCCCGCGTCGTCGATAAAACCGCGTTCATCGCCGCCATCGCCGAAGGCCTGGCCACCGAGGACTTGCTCGTTGTCGACCAGCCGGCACTGGACAGCCTGGCCAACAGCAAGGGCCAAACGCTGAATCTGCCGGGCGTGATCGTCGAGAAGTCACCCGCGAAAGCAGCCTGACCATTCCCTCCGCCTGACCCCGACTCCCTATCCCTCCGAACCGCCTGCGCCGGCGCCCGCCGCCGGTGCGGCATCCGGGTGCGCGTTCATCGAGCGCGCACCCGGATGCCCAACCACTGAGGACAGACCATGCTCACCAACATTTTCGACTTCGAAACGACGGGTATTCCCGAGTGGAAGTTGCCCAGTGAAGACCCGTGCCAGCCCCACATCGTGGAAGTTGCCGCTCTGCTCTGCGATGCCGCCGGCAACACCATCGATCGCTTTGAGGCGATCGTGCGACCCAACGGCTGGGAAATCACCCCCGAAATGACCGCGATCCACGGCATCAGCCACGAACAGGCGATGGATGTTGGCATCAGCGAGGCCGAGGCTCTGGAGGGCTTTCTTGCGATCAACGGCCGCGCAGCCCGCCGCGCGGCGCACAACATCAGCTTCGACGACCGTATCACTCGCATCGCGCTGATGCGCTACCAGGACGAGGATGCGGCCAACGCCTTCAAGGAATCGGGTGAGAAGTTCTGCACCTGCTATCGCTCCCGCGCACAGGTCGCGCTTCCCCGCAACAAGCTGCCGACCTTGGCCGAGGCATACAAGCACTTCACCGGGGAGGACCTGGTGGAGGCTCACCGCGCGATGCCGGACGCCCAAGCTTGCGCCCGCATCTACTTCGCTTTGCAGGGAGCCGATGTGGCGCCGGCCAGTTCGGTGCCGCCGGCTGAGGCGGAGGCCTGAGCCATGGCACGCGGAGTGAACAAGGTAATCCTGGTCGGCCATCTGGGCCAGGATCCAGACGCAAGATCTACCCCCAGCGGGAAGGCAGTTACGTCCCTCAGCCTGGCCACTAGCGAAAGCTGGAAAGACAAGCAGACCGGCCAGCAGCAGGAGCGCACCGAGTGGCACCGGGTCGTGCTCTTTGGCCGGCTGGCCGAAATCGCAGCGCAATACCTGCGAAAGGGCTCCCAGGTCTACATCGAAGGCAGCCTACGCACCCGCAAGTGGCAGGGCCAGGACGGCCAGGACCACTACAGCACCGAGGTAGTGGTGGACATCAACGGCAACATGCAACTGCTCGGCGGCAAGCCTGAGCAGGCAGGCCAGTCGCGTGGCCCTGGCCGCGAGCCGCCACCGCGGCCGACCACTCACCACCAGCCGCAACCGGCAACCGACTACGACAGCTACGACGACGACATTCCGTTCGATGACCCCTATCGCCTGCTCTGGCGTCTCGTGTAAGCGCCAGGCCACCCAGGAGACACCCCATGTGGTTCCGCAACCTGCAAATCTACCGCCTCACCCAAGACCTGCAAATCGACGCCGCGGCGCTGGAGCAGGCCCTGGCCAGCAAGCCGGCACGCCCCTGCGAAAGCCAGGAACTGACCACCTACGGCTTCGCCGCTCCGTTCGGCAAGGGCCCGAACGCACCGCTGGTGCACGCCAGCCGCGGCTTCCTGCTCATCTCCACCCGAAAGCAGGAGCGCCTGCTGCCCGGCAGCGTAGTGCGCGACGAACTGGCCGAGAAGGTCGAGCAAATCGAAACCGACCAGATGCGCAAGGTGTTCAAGAAGGAGCGCGACCAGCTCAAGGACGAGATCGTCCAGACGCTGCTGCCACGGGCTTTCATTCGCAAGTCCAGCACGTTCGCCGCGCTGGACCTTGAGCAAGGCCTGGTGCTGATCGACACCAACAGCGCAAAGAAGGCCGAGGACCTACTGTCCACCCTGCGCGAAGCCCTGGGCTCGCTGCCGGTACGCCCGCTCAGCGTGAAGGTCGCGCCCAGTGCAACCCTCACCGACTGGATGAAGGACCAGGCCGCCGGCGGCGACTTCCACGTGCTGGACAGCGCGGTACTCGCCGACACCCACGAGGACGGCGGCAAGGTCGTGGCCACCCGCCAGGACATGACCAGCGAGGAAATGCAGTTACACCTGTCCTCCGGGAAGCTGGTCACCCAGGTGGCCCTGGCCTGGTCGGACAAGCTCAGCTTCGTGCTCGACACCAAGCTGGCGATCAAGCGCCTGCGCTTCGACGACCTGCTGCAGGAGCAGGCTGAGAAGGACGGCGGCGACGATGCCGCCGGCCAGCTCGACGCCAGCTTCGTCCTGATGATGCTCACCTTCCGCGAGTTCATACCGCAACTGCTGGAGGCCTTGGGCGGCGAAGAGTTCCCGCAGGGAATCGACGGTGCGTACGATGAGCCCGAGCCAGCGCCTGGCGCCGGCATCGACGTAACCAAGGCGCTAGGGATGCGCGACGGTATCACCGCGACCCTCCATATCCCCCAGGCCAACGGGCCCGGTGACGACCCGCTGCTGAAGGAGGCTATCCGCTTCGTCCACGAGACGCGCCGCGCTTCGATCTCCGCCATCCAACGCAAACTCAAGATCGGCTACAACCGCGCGGCCCGCCTGGTCGAGGAAATGGAATTGCTGGATATCGTCGGGCCGATGAAGGGAGACGGATCTCGCGAGGTTCTGTCGTGAAGTCAGCCCCCTCGACGATGCAGAACGAAACGCTCGGGCACATCCGAGCGTTCTGGGCGGAGAAAGGCCACACGTGCAGCATTCGGTTTCAGTAGAGACGGCGAGTTACAACCCCTTTTGAAGTGAGCGCTTGGCATGCGCGACTATGCCGGCCTTGAGCATTTCTGCCCAACTCTCGAAAGGAGTCTCACTACGGACATAAGCGTCCCATGGCTCGTCTGGAATCGCCCGTAGATCTTCCGCAGTTTCAACCTTATAACCGGCACCACGAGCAAACTCGTCGAAATTCGCAAACTTGCTGTTAGACGAAATAAAGCTGGGACTCATGATCTCGCTAAACGGCACTTGATGCGTGCCATCGAGTTGTTTGAGGTTTTGCTGCAGACGCTTCAGGCCAGACAGATTCATCTTGATAGGCATAGATCCCCCTAGTTGGTCAAGTAATAGCACCGTGACTTCACCATCGAGTTTTAGGGCAATCGATCTGCATTTCAAGCTCAGTTTATTCCTCTAGGTCGTGGTCACCAGCTCCAGGCTGCGACCTGACCCTCGATACAGCGCCCCACCCGGGGCGCTTTCTCTCCCAGCACGCACCGGACGCCGCCCTGTGGGCGATTTAGCCAAGATAAGCCCGCAGCTAGCTGAATCGCCATCGCATCCGCCGTCTCGCTCAGCAAAGGCTAGGCCGCGTGGGTGCTCGATGCTGTGGACGCCTGAGAGCAACTAGAAAGTCTGTCTAAATTAGTTCGAGAGAAATGCTTTCTTCACCAAGTGGTAGCTCTGCGTCGTGTACATAAATTCGAATGTCTGAACACCCGCGGCCCCACCTCGATTCACATAGGAAACTTTTACATCATAATAAATATGAGGCTTTAGATAACTCACAATACAGAAACTCTCACTCGCACCTCCAAACAACGTATCAAATTGCGTCAAATGCAACGAAGACCCGAAGTCAACAACAACTTTTTCGCAATACTCACCGGAGTTCTCCAAATTAAAATAAACGCGCGACTCTCCATAATTATCTGTATATCTAACCACAACCAGCTGCAAAAGTGGTTCCAGGCTCCTCTCATAGTTTCTCAGACTCTGCCTTTGACCATCTGCCATTGAAGTTTGCTGCTGCACAGAGTTCCGGAGCTCGGTCGCTTGAAGATGCAAGGCCTCATTATTCTGCCTCAACTCCATTCCTTGTTGAAAGAACCCCAGTATCAACCAAAGAATAGCTATAGGCCCGAAGACCCCGGCTAGAAAATCACCTACTGCATTTAGCTCCATTGCCTGGAGTGTTCCAACACGATCCCATACAAGCCATCCGACGATAAGTCCGTAAACAACAGTAAGAGATAAGCCAACTAGCGATAGCGCTCTATTCATTCGCCTTCTTCCTTGGGAAAAGGCCATGATAAAACGCACTCTCTACTAATTCCACCTTCGCTTCTACTGCGGGTCGGGCTGCATCTGACTTCAACTAGACGTGACTGCAGGTCGGCAACCTCAGGGCCGAGATGGCATCTTAATCGGGATCTATGTCACGCATCATTTGTTGCATGATCTGGATACCACGAGAACGGCAAGCTTCATACGATGCGCATACCTCATTGTCCTCATGAGTGCCGGTGCGACCATCTTTCGCCTTAACTTCGATCCGAATACCTCTGGGGATCGGATTCGCAGAATCCTCATCCCATTTAAACTGCAGGTATCCTTCTTGTCCCTTTGAGCCATTCCAGCGCACGTTGCGAGGACGGCCCGCGGCTAGTTTCAAGTCATCGGTCATATACAACTCCATAAGGCCAGTATCGGGCAATGCAAAACTACCCTACTCCATGCCATTTCGCTCAACGGAAAGTTTCAGCGCTTGCTCCAAGCCTCCGCGCACGCAACACGAACACGCTCGGCAGTTTCAGGATCATCGGGGTCATTCACGACAACCAGTAGTTGCTTGGTCTCAGTGACCTCCGCCTCAACTGTCGCACCGTAGAGCTTTGCGATTTTTCTTGCGTGGAAGACCATAACACCAGACAGGTCATCCGCGTTCTTCACTAGTAGCACATCGTCGAAGCGCCAAACGTCAGTGCTCGCAAGTTCTACCTCAGTGATCACCTTCCTCATCGAACCCTCCGTGGCCCAGCCCTATGCTGGACCACCCAACTCTAGCCCCAACGACATCACTGCGCCATCACGCATGACGCAGTGCTTTCCTGCGTTCGCAATAAAAAGGAACCCGCCGCATGACTTCCCTCAAGAAGCCCTCCCCGCTCGACTTCAAAACCCAGTACAGCCTGGCCCTGGACGACACCGACGACGCGATTATCGTCGACCTGTTCGCCGGCGGCGGCGGTGCCAGCACCGGTCTGGAAATGGGCCTGGGCCGCAAGGTCGACCTGGCCATCAACCACAATCCGGCGGCGATCAGCATGCACGAGGCCAATCACCCGCACGCCGAGCATCTGCCGACCGATGTCTGGGGCATCGACCCCATCGACGCCACCAAGGGCGCCACAGTGGGCTGGCTGCACGCCTCACCGGACTGCCGGCACCACAGTCAGGCCGCCGGCGGCCAGCCGCGCAAGAAAGAGATCCGCGACCTGTCCTGGGTTGTTGTGAAGTGGGCCGGCAAGCTCCAGAAGCTCGGCCGCGGGCCCTGGGTGATCAGCCTAGAGAACGTGAAGCAGATCCTGCAGTGGGGCCCACTGATCGCGAAGCGCGACAAGTCGACCGGCCGCGTCGTGCGTCTCGACGGCACAGTGGCCGAGCCAGGGGAGCGCGTGCCGCGGCACGAGCAGTTCCTCGTGCCCGATCCGAAGCGCAAGGGCCGCACCTGGCGCCAGTTCCTGCACGCGCTGCGCGGGTTCGGCTACCAGGTCGACTACTGGGTCGAGCGCAACTGCGACTACGGCGACCCGACCACTCGCCAGCGCCTGTACCTGGTGGCCACCGACGGCGGTTTCGAGCCTGTGGCGGCGGAGAAGACCCATGCCGCGAAGCCCGGCAAGGGGCTGAAGCCGTACCGCACGGCAGCAGAGTGCATCGATTGGAGCGACCTCGGCCAGTCGATCCGCAACCGGAAGAAGCCGCTGGCCGAAGCGACCATGCGCCGCATCGCGAAGGGCATTGAGAAAGAAGTGCTCCAGCGCGCCAAGCCATTCATCGTGCCGATCGCGAACTGGTCGCGCGAAGCCGTGCATCCGGTGGACCAGCCGCTGAACACCATCACTGCCTGGCCGAAGGGTGGCGCTTTCTCCGTTGCCACGCCAACGCTGATCCAAGTCGGCTACGGCGAGCGCGACGGACAGGCACCGCGCGTCCTTGAACTGGACGAACCGCTCGGCACCGTGGTCGCCGGCGGCATCAAGCACGCCGTCGCTGCTGCGCATCTGGTGAAGTTCCGCTTCGACGCTACCGGCGCGCCGGTCGACCAGCCAATGCCGACGATCACCAGCGGCGGCGAGTGCAAGCGCCCGGCCGGTGCGGCACACGCCCTGGGCCTGGCCAGCGCTGTCTTGGTCGGTGTCGGCGGCCGCGCCGGCCAAACCGAGCCGCGCTCGGTAGCCGAGCCGATGTACACCATCACAGCGAAAGCTGACTGCGGAGTGGCCACCGCGTTCATGGTCCAGGCCAACGGCGGCTACAACACCACCCACAGTCGCCCGGCCGATGCCCCGATCAGCACCATCACCAACAAGGGCAGCCAGCAGCAGCTCGCCACGGCACACCTGGTAACGCTACGGAAGGGATCGCATGGCGCACCGGTGGACGGACCGCTGGGCACGCAAACCGGCACGGACCACCACGGCCTGGTCGCCGCCCACCTGCTGCATCTGCGCGGCAACTGCGACGCGCGCGCCGCCGACGAGCCGCTGCACACGGTCAGCGCCGGCGGCACGCACCACGGTCTGGTCACCGCGGAAATGGTCGCCAGCAGCCTGACCCCGGAGCAATTGGACGGCGCGCTGTGGGTGTCGGCATTCCTGATGCGCTACCACTCAACTGGTGGGCAATGGGCGAAGTTGGACGATCCTCTGACCACGATCACCACCAAGGACCGCTTGGCGCTGGTCACGGTCTGGATCAGCGGTAGCCCCTACGTGATCGTCGACATCCGCCTGCGCATGCTGAAACCGCGTGAGTTGTACCGCGCCCAGGGCTTCCCCGACAGCTACATCATCGAGCGGGGCCACAACGGGCAGCGGTTCACTCTGTCTCAGCAGGTCCACATGTGCGGCAACAGCGTGAGCCCGAACACGATGGCCGCGTACGCCCGGGCGAACGACCCATGGAAGCGGCGGCTACGCCCGAGTCCGCAGCAGGTGGCGGCATGAACACTGAGCAGTTCATTCGGGAGTCCGCCGCGCGCGGGCTTTCCCGCCGCGCAACGATGCAAGCACTTGGCCTCGGCCGCTGGAAGTTCGACCTGATCATCGGAGCCATGGAGCCCATCGAGTGGGCCAAGAACGGCACGACGCTCGGCAACCGCCTGGCCTACGAAGCGTCGCGCGGCAGGTTCACGCCGGCGCAGGCCGCGGCGCTGGAGCGCGCACACGAACGCTGGAGCGAGAGCCGACGCTTCACGGTCGACGGCGTGACCGGGACCATCGCCGAACTGGTGGAGCACTTCCAGAGCCCGGTCCACGCAACGACCGTCCGCCGCCGCGTCGCCGCCGGCATGAGCCTGCGCGACGCACTTCTCTCCCCGCGCCAGCAGCCCAAGCCAGGGCGCCGGCATCCCTGGAACCGCTCACAGCAGCAGGTGCAGCCATGACGACGAACCAGAACCACCCCGACGATCATCTTGCAATTGAGGCGCTCCACAGCCGCTATCTCAATGTCCTGACCGGACGCACCAGCGATCACCTCCTGATGTTCCAGGACGAGGCTTACGCGCTTGGCCGCGCCCGCGGGCGGCTGGACGTGTTCCGTCTCGACCTGCACCTGGAGCGCCAGCGCCGGTTCAGCGAACGCACGTTCGGGCCTGGGTCGCGTGCCGCTGGCGTCGTCGACCACATCCGTAAGGAGTTGCGCGAGATCGAGGAGAACCCTGGCGACCTGGCCGAGTGGATCGACGTTGTGATCCTGGCCCTGGACGGGGCTTGGCGCACCGGCGCCACTCCGGCGCAGATAATCGACGCCCTGGTCGCAAAGCAGACGAAGAACGAGGCGCGGTCCTGGCCGGACTGGCGCACAGTGCCGCCCGACAAGGCGATCGAGCACGAGCGCGCGGACGAGCCGATCGACGACAACACCTACTTCGTCATGCGCAACGCCGGCGGCGCCGTGTTCGTGAAGCACGGCCCGTTCTTCGTCAGCCAAGGCGGCCTGACGGAGGACTGGGGGAAGAACTGGACGCGCATCAGGGCCGGCAGCCTCAAGCATGCCCGTAAGGTCGGGGAGGAGTTGCTACCGTGATCCAGCGCATCTACCTCGCTGTCTCCAGCTACCGCCGATCCATATGAAATTAAGGGAATGAGTAAATAGTTACAGTGAGAAGGCCGGCAGAGCCGGCCATTACCTAGAGTGCATGGTAGGCCAGAGTTAGAGCCATGCCCGTCACATAACGCATTCCATCGCGAATCTGGTTGAAGACTGCACTGAAGTTTACAGCACCTAAGTGCAGACCTACCCCGGGAGTGATGAGCGACTTTATACTTTGTGGCAGATTCATTGCTGAAAGCTGTGCAGCCGTAAGGGTCCCTAAGTTCACACCATAGCCAACTAGGAGGCCTGAGCTATCGGTTGCACCGCCTCCTGTGCCGGGGGTTATCGAGACACTATTAGGCAAAATATTTGTCGTTTGACCTAACACCCCAAGTAGTCCTGCCCCATATTTGGCTTTCACAGAAACCAGATTAGCCCTAGTACTTTGAATGAGCGGAATCAGATCGCCACACACCACATCTTTATTTTGAGACATCTGGAACCCCAATAGCAAGATATTGGATGTTTCCTGAGCAAGAGCCGTCGCATACTGTTGGTTAACAGCATTTACATCTCCACCGGGAACAAAATCCGGATGCAACCTTAAAGGAATATCCCAAGCCTCTGTCGTCTCAGCCTCGGGAAATACTGCGCCAGGGCTGCAGATATTATACAGCCCCTTGTACAGCGTGGTTAGCGAGGCACCAGGCGCCACATAAATATTTTGATCCTGTGCAGCACTAATGGCATCAGTCATATCATCACCCCACTAGTTCGGAAGACCTAAAGCTTGTTGTAGATAGTCCGCCCTGTCATTCAAGCGATTTGTTCTGTAGTCGCCGGGCACATTTGGATGACCATCCCAATTTCTCAACTCGTAGACGACAGCAGCCCAATCATGCTGCCTTATTGCCGCCTCAAAATTAGGAAAGACTTTTCCTTGACCATATTGATAGTAAATATCTACCGCTACCGTCCGGACGGCTGGAGGCAACCCACTCCAAACGTCAGAGAATTTGCTACGAACAGCGCCAGCCACCCTATTTAGCTTCGTAGAGAACAAAACCATCCCATCATCATCGGTAAATGGAGGGATGATTAAAGCAAGCGCAGAATATATATTAGGATCGGTTCTACTCAAGCCCAGACCAGGCCGAACCTTGTCCCTGGTAGAAACCGGTATCCCCATGGAGATCAGTTCCTGCTCATCGTGCTGTCCTAAGTCAAATCCATATCCGACCGTGATTGCAGAGTCACCTGCCTGGGGAATCGTTACGGTGTTTGGACGAGAACCAGCCGGAAGCTCATGCCTCGCCGTAAAGTCGGAATTAATTTGTTCAGCAGCCAATGACTCCATTGACTGCTGGATTAGAGCAACCTTTGCTTCTTTGTCTTCATCAATCCTATCTTGTATAAATGTATTTATTTGAGAATTGAGCTTTGCCGACAAATCAGACATGGTTATCAAATTACTACCACCAGTCTCAGGAACCGTTCTTATGCTAATTTCGTGCCCTCTAAAATAGTGATCAGACACGACCATGGGCCGACCAATAGTCGTATTTATAGAGTCAATTAGCGACTGAGCTATCCCTGTACGAGCAGCCACACTCCAGTTAGTCAGCCAGGTATCATTTATATAATAAGGAACTTGATTAGCATATATAGTAATAGGCGATTCATCAAGTGAGGCACCTACCTTCCCCTCACTTTCATACGGAGAAAGCAAATCAGATATAGTATTCTCCAACTCCTTTAAATCTTCATCATCCATAACACAGCCCTCTACTTAGAAAACTTATGAACATTCACTCTGCAACTTAGCATGTTCATCACGTAATGTTTCATACGTTACTCTTTCATCCTGCGGGAGGTATTCAGGCTTTATAGAGTCAAAAAAGCCCACATCACCCTGCATTTTACGACATGTTTTCTTGTCTCCCCGCTCCAAACTCAAGGCTGATATTTTATTTATCAGCCCCATACGCGGAAGAGAGTCCATGAACTGCGAGCACTTCTCATAAAGCTCCTTTGAGAGCAAGTACCCTTTATCTTTATCCCCCGAATCTAAAGCGCTCTCAATTATGGACAGTCTCTTTCTGTAAGAACCAAATGCACACAGACTGTATGCAAGCTTGTAACTCCCATAGAAGCCAGCCCTAGGCCCGCAGTAGTCTCTACACCCGAGACTCTCCCGACCTCTAGACAACTCGATTTTGCCGGCAGTATTTTTTACATCAATATCACATCGATCTGCATATGACGGCCCTTCCACTATGACCCTAGAACCATCAACCCTTCCCCCTAGAGAGCAAGAGTGCCCATTACTACCTAGTGTCCTAATTCTAAATATCTTGTCTCCATGCTTATCAAGAAAAACATTAAACACCCCTCCATCACCGACCCGTAAGTACATCCCACTCTTTATCCCTGAGTCAGCAACAGCTAGTGCAGAATAAGAAAGAAGCACAACCAATAAATTCTTTGAGAATCTCATACATCCCCCTTTTTTATTTAACTTATTAAAAAATCAATAGCCTCGACCATACCTAAAGTTCAGTTTGATGTTTTTTAGAACCTGTCACTTCAGATAGCAGCACTTTGCCCCCAGCCCCGCGCGATCCAACGGATAGGACCGTGCAAGCGCTTCCGCTGCCGGACGACAGCACCGGAGCAACCGGAGACACCACCATGTCCTCTACCCAACACCAACTGATTGAGCAATGCGCCACCCGCCTGCGCGGCATCGTCGAAGCCCTGGACAACATCCACGACACCAGCCCGCAGCGCTGGTCAACGGACCTCGACGACGTTCACTCCTCGGCCGAGAGCCTGCTGGCCCTCATCAATGACCAGGCGCCGGCGCCCTGCATCGACTGCAAGGGCACCGGCTTCTGCAACAGCATTTCCGGCGAAGAGATCCGCTGCCCCTGCCGCGCGCCCATCCAATTCGCCGATCCGGCGCAATCGCCCGTGGAGCAGTTCGAACAGGCACCGCCGTCCGAAGACCAGTTGATCGCCGCAGGCCTCAGCTACCCGCTCGCCAAGGAAGATGCCGTGAAACTCTGGTACTCCGGTTTCCGGTCGGAGGTGATCACGGTACTGGAAGCATGGGAAGCCATCGGCCATGACACCGGAATAAACCCTGACAAGGAAGAGTTGCTGGAGTCTCTACGCAACATGGCGGCGATTTGCAATGCGCACGGCAATGACATGCCTGCCCAGTCGGCAATCGACCAGCGCCAGGTCATCGCAGACGCCATCACCGGCGCGCTGGCCTTCGGCGCCCAGGCCAGCCAGCCGCCGGCGGCGGATCACTGGCTTCGTCCGTTCTACGACATCGGCCGCGCCGAGGGACAACGCACCCAGGAACTGTCAATGCTGGTTCGCATGCTGGCCAGTGCCCTGAAGCGACACGCTCCGGACAGCAACCTGGTGGCGCACGCGGCCAACTACCTGACGGCCAAGGGCTTGGCCGGCACACCGCTTCGTGACCCGCCGGCACCGGTAGAGCAGGCAGGCAGAGATGTTGAGCCAGCACCCTGCCCCTTCTGCGGTGGCGAGGTAGACCCCACGGGCTGGCTTCGTGGCGATGGCACACGCGGTCCAGAGTGCAACGACTGCGGCGCTACTGCGCGGAGCATGGAAGCCTGGCAGACCCGCACCGTCCCGACCGGGCAGGCTCCCCAGGCCTGGCTCGACGTGCTGGCCGAGCGCCGCCGGCAAGGGGAGGTCGAGGGCTGGACGCCGGAGCATGACGATGCGCACAGCCACGGCCAGATGGCCCGCGCCGCCGCCTGCTACGCCCTGGCCGGCTCCAGCGCTCCGAACGATGGAACCGCTGCCCTGCTGGTGTCGCTCGCATGGCCCTGGGATGAACAGTGGTGGAAGCCGAGCACTGCTCGACGCGATATGGTCAAGGCCTGCGCCCTCGGGCTGGCCGAGATCGAGCGCCTTGACCGGGTAGCGGCGAGTCAGGGAGGGCCAAGTGATGCGTAGAGCACTGACCGCCCTCGGCATCATCGCAGCCCTCGGCCTGGCCGTGGTGGGGCTGGTGGAGATACTCCCGATCGTTCGCACGCTGGCGGCCTGGCAGACGGGGTGCTTCGGATGAAGCAGAAACCAGGCATCGCCCTTCCCCGCTGGCTCCTGCGGACCACAACGATGCAGATGCACAGCGTCGACGTGGTATTGGTCATGGCGCTGGTGCTCCAGCACCACGGCACGGCGGACGCTGTTCGCCGCGCCGCCGGTCAGCTTCGCGACAGAGTGTGTGCCGAGCACCGGCCCAAGATGACCGCGCTCATGCGCATGCAAGACGACGCGGCGGCGCTGCAAGTGGCGCTCAACATCGTCCAACGCGCCACCGACGCCCTGGGCATCCTGCCGGGAACGGCGTTCCCGGCCAGACCTTCGCCCAGCGAAAGCCCACCGGATCAGGGGCACATGCCCGCCAAGGCTGGTCCCGTCACCGGTGAGCCGGTGCATCCTACCTGAAATCATCCATGCCCGCGGCCCAACGGAAAGGGTCGCGGAACAGCCCGGCCGGAGAGCTGGGATAGGTAACGCCCAATGAACACCCTGTTTCTGTTGATGGCTCAGTACGATGGCGCCGCCATCATTCCCCTCGAACGCGTCTGCGCCGACTACTTCAGCCACCTGACTCCCGAGAAAATGAAGATGAAGGTAGCGGCCGGCGAAATCGACTTGCCGCTGGTGCGTATGGAGAACAGCCAGAAGTCTGCGCGTGGCGTACACCTGACGGACCTGGCGAACTACCTTGACGAACGGCACAGAACGGCGAAGGAGGAGCACGAAAAGCTCATGGGGCGCAGAACCCTGCGCCGTGCATCCTGACCCTGCCGCCTACCGGGCCTCGTTCGTGGGGCCCTCTATTATCTGCTCCAACCACGGCCAGTCTTCGTACTTGTCGCCGTTCCCTCTCAGATGCGTGTAACGCCGCATCGAATTCCAGTCCCGATGGCCCGAGACGCTGGCCACGCGCGGAATATCCCATCCGATTTCGAAAAGCCGACTGATGCCATCATGTTCTACTAGCATCAAGGTGTTGCTGACAAATCTCCTTTGGAATCAGCACACTACTATCATGATACTGGTAGAGAGATGCGTATGCGCTTGTTCTACACGGATGAGAGTTTCGAGCTGAATGGCGTGCCCTTGCCAGGGATTCCGTTCCTGGCCAATGCCGGTGCAGAGCTGACCGAGTCGGCCAATCGTTACCTTTTCCACATCGCGGTCGTGCGAGGGCGCACTCGCTCTCCCGCCACCTGGCGAACCTACGCTGACCACTTCTACGAGTTTTTCTCCTTCCTCGAAGAGAACGCTTTGTTCTGGACTCAGGTGAACCAGGAGCACATCGCGGTCTGGCGCAACTCGATGCTGGATCGTGGCCTGTCCCGCTCCACGATCAACAAGCGCCTTTCGACCACCAGTGCGTTTTACACCTGGTGCGCTCGCCAGGGCTTGGCCGAACAGCTGCCATTCGAAACTCAGGATGTGCTTGTGTCAAAACCCAAGGGGTTCTTGGCCCACGTCGATGCTTCAGGGAATCGCCTGCAGGCCAATGAGTTGACCTTGCGTACTCAGCAGCAACTCCCCAAGTTTCTGAGCATCCCGGAGGCCGTCCAGTTTATCGGAGCGCTGTCGCCTCGCAGGACGCAACTGTTGGCCTACCTGATGCTGCTATGCGGTCTGCGTCGTGAGGAGGCTTGTGCGCTCGATGTTCGGGTCCTGCCGACGCCGGCCGGACATTCTTCAAGTAAGGCCATCAAGATGACGCTCGATCCCCGTCTTACGCCGACTAAGGGCTCCAAGGAGCGTTGGGTGATGGTGCCATACGACTTAGCTGGCCATCTGTTCGACTACATGATGCGGGAGCGCCCGAAACTCGCCGGCATGTACCACAAGCGTTATGGCGCGGAGACAACCAGGCTCTTCCTGACCCGTGATGGCGCTGAGTTGTCGCTGGATGGCTTGGATGTGACCTTTCAACGAGCTTCGGCCAAGTCTGGGGTGAAGTGCACGCCTCATCGTCTCCGACACACCTTCGGCACCTACGAGTTTTTGCGCATGTCTGAGCGGCGCGGAACAGATGGCGCGTTGCACTGGGTGCGGGATCGCCTGGGCCATTCGAGTATCACCACCACCGAGGTTTATGTGCATGCGGCAGACCTACTGAAACATGATGAGGTGGACGGTTACGTTGAAGAGGTTCTGCAGCGCGTAGGGAGTCGGTCATGATTGGCAGGAAGCGAGTTGTTCGGAGAGTCGCGTCCATCACTCTGGATGGCACTGTCGTCGACTTGCCGCCGTCATGGTGCTTCACCATTCGCTGTCAGCATCACGGTGAAATCCGCTTCGATTTCACCCCATGGTGCCGGCGTGGTCGCGATGACCTAGTGATGCATGTACGGGATGCCGTATGGTCGCTGCGGCATGAGCTGGTGGGAATCACCCTGCAGGGGATATTTCAGCAGCTCGCCACTTACTTCTTGCCATTCTTGGATGACCTTGAGAAGAGCGGCTGCGTCGTCAGCCGCTTGAATCAGATTGACGAGAAGGTGGTCAGAGACTTCCTGGCGTGGCTCGAACGACGCATCGCCGGTGGGGGCCGGCGAGCCGGGCAGCCGCTGTCGCTCTCAGCGAAGAAAAACGCCTATACGGCACTGAAGACAGTGCTGACCAACCGAATGAAAAAGACGCCGGAGTCGGTCAGCGCCCAGTTGCGGTTCCCCAAGTCGCCGTTCCCCAATATCAATCGGTTGGTACCGAAGCGCGCGTCCTATAGCAAGGGCGAGCAGAACAGGATCGTTGCGGCATGCAATCAAGACTTGAAGCGTATCCACGATCAGCGAGGCGGAGACGCTTTGTCGTCGGCGCAGGTGTTGGCAGTGCATCTGATCGTCTTGGCATTGGCCACTGGCCGGAACTTTCAAGGCCTGCTTGAGCTACGACGAGATAGCCTAAAGCCCCATCCTCTCAAGGATCGGGAAGTCCTCATCACTGAAAAGCGCCGCGGCGGTTCCACGCAGGTCGCATCATATCGGACGCAGGCCGCCGATCAGGGGGCCGAACAAGGTCAGATGCTCACGATCCCCACCACCGTGGGCAATCACTTCCGGTGGCTGGCTGACTTCACCTGCTCACTGAGCGATGAGGCACGCGCCGAGGATCGCGAGTTGGTATTCCTGTGGAAAGTGCCCCATACCGGGCGCCACCCAAAATCCACTCGTCAGGGGCGGGTTAACCGCTTCACCCAAGTGGATGCCCGAAACGCTATCGCGGATTTCGTGGCGCGACATGACCTGGTGGATGACCGTGGGGAGCGCCTTTTCTTCAGCGTCGCTCGTTGTCGCCCGACCTTCGGCACCAACCTGTATGCCCGAACTCGAGATATTCGCAAGGTCCAACACGCGCTGGGCCATGCATCCGCCGAGACCACCGCACGCCACTATGTGTCGTTACCGGCAGTTGCTGAGCGGGATCATGTCTTTGTGGGGCAAGCGATGGTGGGCTGGATCACTTCCGCGGATGAGACAAAAGCCACGGCGTTGGCCGCCGATGGCAGGATTCCGCTGCAGAACGTGCAAGAACTCATGAGCGGCGGATACAACACCGTAGTTGCTCGCTGCAAGAATCCCTTTCGCGAGGGAGGAGAGGTTTGCGGCAAGTACATGGTCTGCTTCAGATGCCCGCAGATGGTTGTTTTCGAGGACGATCTCTGGAAGATGTTCAGCTTCTACAACAAGCTGCTTGCCGAAAGAAACAAGATCGCCCCACATCACTGGGTCAAGACATACGGCTGGGTCATCAAGACCATCGACAACGATATAGCAACGCAATTTCCGGCTGACTTGGTCGAGGCAGCAAAGAGCAAGGCCGGGCTGACACCTCATCCCGCCTGGGCGGTTGTCGGAGCCGCAATATGA